GGGTATCATCGTTTATTGTTCTTTTTGCAGTTCGTCTAAAAGGTTTTGAGCGCAAGCACGCGCCCACCACGTTTCATTGTTGTTGATTTCGTCTGCACAAAATGTTTTAATTGTTATCCAGCCGAACCATTCACGGCCTTGCACGAACACGTTCAATATGCCGTTAATAATTTTTTCGTCTATTCTGAATGAGGTCATAACTTATTGTGTGAAAGTTTCTCGTAAATGTGAATTTCTGATTTCATGCGCTTTAAGAAGTTGCGCACCATTTGTTGCCGTTCGTCCTTGTCTCCTACGCGGTCAACCATGAGTAGTAAAACATCTGCAAAGAAGTCGCTATCTTCGCAAGCGGTTTCAACATTTGGCACGTTATACATTTGTTGAGAGACTTCTTGCCATGCTCTACGCGCTAAACGTGTCTGCTCTACAGCTCGTTTCCACTTCTGCTTTTCTTCGCGTTTAAAATCCATGCCTAAACTTCTGACACGGCTATAAGCGTCTAACAAAAATGTGTCTGTTACATCAGCCATGAGGAACGCAACATTGGTAAGAATGCGCAACTCATTAGGAATCTGATTAGTGGGTGCTAATTGCTCTTTCATAGTTTGTAAAGTCTTATTGCTTGTTTGATAGCAACAATAGCATTGGTTATTGCGAACTTTTGGTGCTTAGGTTTAAGACTTGTGAAGTCCTTGCTTTTGAGCAATTGTGTGAGTTCTTTGTGTAAGCCTTTTACTACTTCTACCTCTTCCATAATAGTTACTTGTTACCTGTAGAACCAAATCCGTCTTTATCTCTTTCGGAAATAGCGAAATCGTTAGTTACTTCAAAGTATTCTACTTCGGGTATCGGCATAATAACGGCTTGTGCTATGCGTTCGCCTACGTGATATTCGCAATTCAAACCTTTCATTACAACGTGTACTTCGCCATGATAACCGCTATCAATTACGCCCACGCAATTTGCTTGTAAGGCGCTGTGCTTGAAACTTGACGAACGCGGATAGATGAACATTGCATAACCTCGTGGAATGTCGAAGGCAAGACCAGTGCCGTAAATAGTTGCCCTGTGTGCGCGGTCAAGCGTTTTGCTTGTTGCATAAAGGTCGAAGCCAGCATCTTGTACGTGTTGTTGTTCTGGTAGCTTTGCTTCGGGAATAAGTTTTTTAGTTGGGATTATCATTTTATTAGAATAATTTATGGTGAATAACTTTAGGAACTTTGTCTTTTGTTCCTAATTTTTAGAAAGTTTCTATTCTCGCATTCTTGTAGGAGTGGTAAATCTTCTGTTAGTATTGCAGTTGGTGTTTCGCCACCTACATTAACGTACTCAGGATTGATTCCGAAACGATTGCAAATTTTGTAACGCGTGGCTCGGTTGCATCTCCAAAAGATTGTAACTTTCGTGTATTTCATCTGAAAGGGTGAAAGGTGAAACCTACCTTGCGTGCTTTGTTTTCAACTTCAAGATTTCTTCTTGTGTCATCTGTGTAATAGAACACAAGAGAAATTTTTGCAGTTTCGGGTATATAATGCCTTCGCTTCATTGCTGTACGATACCATTTTCGTTTTGCGCTATAAGGCTCACGGAATCGAATCCTTGTTCTTTGGCTATCACCATTTAACAATCTTATGTATTCCATTCGTCTTGTTCTTCTAACCTTTTCTTGTATTGTCTGCATCATTTCCTGCCACTTTTTCGTTTTATGGAAATTTCTGCCTCCAGCAAGGAATTTTTCAAAATCACTTTGTGATACGCATTTTGCAGCATGTCGGCAACATTGACTGATATATGCAGCATCTTTCTTTAGTCCCAATGTTTGTGCAAATTTTACTACCGCTCTCTTTGAGCAACCTAAATTCTGAGCTATTGTATCGTTATCTGTTATTGGGAAATACTTCCTGAAATACGCTTCGCCCTGTTTGGTTAAGACAAATCTTTTGTAGGGGTTGTCATCTGTTATGTAGAGTTTGTTGAATTTATTCATTTTTCAGTTGGAAAACGTACCCTAACTTCGTATAGGTTTTTTCTGTTTTTGTTGAACGTCTTGTTTCGTTGCTGTAGTAGATTATATTGCTATTACAATCAGTTTCGTACCCTTTAAGGCGCAAATAATAAAGCCTACGCGCTTTTTGCCTACATTCGCGAGGAGACATCAATGTGAGAATTTTTCTCGTTTTACGTGGCAATTTATACTTGATTCTCAATTTTTCTAATCTCACCATATTGCGAATGCTTTGCTTCATGCGTTCCTTTGCCGTTTCTGTATGCAAGTGTTTCGCATTTCGCTTACCTTGTTGGCTCTTGATATGCATAAGTAAATCTTCGTTTTTTTTTAATTTTAGTTTTGCCGCTTTATTGCGTATCGCGTAAGCTTGCATTTCAAGCAAAATGACAAGTTCTTCCATTGTACATTCTGGATAGCATCTTATCAATGCTTGTTCTTGTTCTTTTGTCCAATTCATTTTTTTCGCGTTTTAGGCGTTCTTTTCTGTTTAACCTTATAACTTATGCGCACGCAACATAAAATTGCGTTAGGCTTGAAATAAAGTAGGTTCTACGCGTTGTCTTGCATTTGCTTCCATTCTTGAATTGATAAGCCTTGTTCAAAATAAGGTTTATATCGTTTCCATTCTTCGATATTCATCGTTTCGGCACTTTCGCGTTCTTTTGCTTCTGCTTGTCTTTTTCGTTCTTGCTCTTCTGTTTCGTGTTGTTCGATTATTTTCGCTCTATCGCGCAGAAACATTCTGAGTGAAGATGTTATTATAAGTGGGTCAACCGCGCCATAAAAACGCTCGTACCTTCCTCCTTTGATGTAAGCGAAAAAAAGAAGTATCTCTGACATTTTTAGATAGAAGAAATCCGAAAGAATAACTCTTGCAGTATCTACAATTTGAAATGTAGTGAGTTTATTTTTAACCCCTGTATATTCCGAAAAATCTTTGATCTGTATTGCAAGCCACAATTCAGCTTTGTTGTTTCCAAATATGCGTTTAAAATCAACAAGCGTTGGACTATTACCTGTAACACAACGTTCTTTCTGTATCGCACATGTCGCTTGCATACTGGGGTTATAACTCGTCATAAGTTGTTCAGCCGTCTTGTACTGAGAAAGGAAGTTCATCTGTTTGGTCGTCAGAGAACATTTTTTTTCTTGCGTATTCGGCAAATTCTGCATCGCGTTGTGCGCGAGTAGTTGATTGTCGTGTTGTCGCACAGCATTCTCTATTGTCATAATTTCCTTCATATATTTTTTGAAAGTTTCTTGGTTTGAAAATCCATGTAAATGTCGCAAAGAACCCTCTGTCGTTGTCTCCGTTCAAAAACCGACTACCTGCAGCCTTAATGATAACCTCTTTTATCGCTTCTTCTCCAAACTCTTTTCTTCGTGCAAGAATAGTTGACATTCTATCCTTTTGCAATTTCTTTATCTGAGGTATTTGCTTGCCTTGAACACTTTGATTGAAGAATAATGCAATAGCCATGCAGTATTCACGATTTTTTCTTTCTTCGTCTGAACGATAGTTTTCTACTTTGACTGGAACGTCAACGGGAACCGTTGACAAAGGTTCTGAACGTAGTGAAGAACCTTCTTCTTTATAATCTTCTTTTATTTCTTTTTCTTTTATTTCTTTTTCTTTTATTGCATTGCTTTTGCATTTTATTTGCATTGCTTTTGCATCATTATTTTGTTCATTTGCATTGCATTTGCATTGCTTTTGCATCGCATTTGCATCGTTCTTCTTGTTTGATTTCCAACGCTTTTCTGCAGCCTTCCGTCTAATGTCAGATATTTCGTTGATAATTCCGAGCCGTCTCCTTACAGACCGCGACCAAAAGAATTTTTTGTTGCATTCGAATAAATCCATTTTGCATACGATATTTTTAAGCATTTCCTCGTCTACATGTAAGGTGTAAGCAATACTGGATATTGATGTGATTGGTAGTGTTCCGTCTTGTTCATACAACATCTCAACAATACACCAAAATGCTCCTATTCCAGCGAGTCCATACTTTATCATCAATGCTTGCAGTTTTGGGTCGTTTCTCGCATTGTAGTCATGCTGGAAATAATATGTCTTCTTCATTATTCGATAGTATAGCGTGAGATTGTTTCCCTGATAGATTGCAGGGCTGTAATTATGTCAACGTTAAGACTTGCAGCGTCAATCATAGGCGTGCCATCTATCGCAACATACATTTTGTTGTCGTACTCTTTAACCTGCACCCTCTCGGATAATTGCTTGCACAAGTGGTCGTTTTTGCGTTCTATATTGCGCTTTCTGCGTTTCTCGAACGCGTGTCTGATATTGTCTATATACATCATAGTTCACGCTGTTTTAACAATTCCTCAATCTGTGAGCGCATGACCAGTACATTGCGCCCAACCTGAGAACACTGAATGTTGAATTTCTTGCGGTAGCTTACCCATGTGTTCGGAGTTATACCGAGCATTTTGCAAGCCTCCTTTGTCCCTATCCACTCGTCTTGTGGCTTAAGACGTTCTTCAACTCGTTCAAGTATTGATACAACACGCTGCCAGTCTTCCAGCGGTATTGATACGAATGTCTGTGTCATGGCTCATTGATTATTAATTTGCATTCATTTTATCAACAAGGCTGCAAACGTATTTGTCCGCTTTTATTACCTTGTCATTCAGCTCTCGTATAACGTCCTCGTCACGCACTATTTCAAGTGAATACATTGGTTTTCGCATAAATGGGTTGTACACTACGAAGTATGTTTTAGTTGCTCCCGTCACAGCCATGTGAGCGAAGCACTGCCAGTAGTAGTTCGCTTCTACTTTCTTCAGTCCAGCAAGTTTTTCCTCGTAAGTGTCTTGCGTGAATACATTCTTAACGAACTTAATGAAGTTTTGCGCCAACGGGCATTTAATTTCTATCGCGTAGAAGGATTTTACTTCGTTATCGTAGTACATTCTATCAGGCGAGCTTGCGAAGTTCGGTAGACTCTCGCTCTTTACTGATGGTGGCTCGTCTAACTCAATCGGTGTGTTAGATCCATCGCCATACTTCCTGTTGAATGTCTTAGCGAAGAGATGTGCGGCTTCGCCCTCCATCGAATGTCCCCAGTCTGTTATACGTGAATGGCTGTCAGTCAGTTCAACGTACTTGGAGAATAGTATGTCATTTTCAACTATGACAGGGTTCATACCTCTTTCAAATGCGAGCTGGTTCATGTACGTTTGTGCAGTTGTTGTCCATTCTTCGCCTTTTGTCCTCGGCTTGCCCATAAGGTTGCCAACCGCACTTCCTGTTATGTTGCCCAATCTTGAGCGAAACCAGTCAAGTGTATTCTGATTATTGTTGTCGTACATGGCTTATTCTGTTTGCAGTTCTACGGTTTCCTCGGCATTTTCTTCCTGTTCTGCTGCCTGTTCTGCTATTGCGGAAATAGACAACTCGGTTGCGTCTGCTGTTCGCTTGCCTACCTCCTCATAAGAGGTATACTTAATGTCTTGCGCTTCCTCTGCAGTTATCAGTCCCATGCTGATTTCTGGGCAATAGGTTCGCTGCCAGAATGCGGCTGCTCTGTATCTTAGCATCTGATTAGGCATCGTAAGCCATTTGCTTCCGTTTTTTGATGCCCAGCCTTCGACCTTTGCCATCTTGATGCTTATCCAGTCACCACATAGCGGCTCTTTGTGCTTTGTGTCGGTTATCTCGTAGGCTACAACTCGGCAAGCATAATCATCTGTGCCTTCTGTACCTCGGAACTCATATCGTAGGGCAGAAAATCGTTTGCTTGCATTGATGCACGCTATAAGGAACTTGCTGCTGAAGGCTGGTTGGCCATGAACGATGTACAAGTTCTGCATCACCATCAGCGGATTGGCTTGCATACGTGTTGCCATTTCCAGTGCTATTGTGCAATTTGCTATGACTGCCTCTGCTGGTAATGGCTCGCGTCCCTTGAACCTATATGAGTCAGGAATAAAGTTAGACATCGCATAGAGTCTTGCAATTCTCTGCGTAGCTTCGAACTGCTTAACTTGCTGGCCGACTGGAGTTGCAGCAAACTCGGTGTCTTGCTTAATTCTAAGCAACTGAATTTCTTGTTCTTGCGGTGTTATTGTTACAACCGAATTATTCTTGTTTTGTTCCATTGTTTTAGGTGTTGTTATGTGTTCTACAATAGTCCAGCGTGCCACTCTTCTTCGTGATACAGCGAAGACCTTATATTCCTCAATTCGCTCTTTGCTTCTTCGGTGTCAGCGATTTTCTCCATGTCTAAAATATCGTTCCAGTAGCAATCATAACAAGTGTAAGACTTCGCTCTCCGAATCAGTTTTTTGTCTTTTTCTGTCATCATAGCTCATAATCATTACAGCCAAACTCTTCCCTGAAATATTGCAGGGCGTCAACTACATCACATGATGTGCCACGAGCTGACTTAAGTCCTTCAATTTCTTCCCAGCCTACCTTTTCTTTTTGCAGCTGACCTACAAGTGCATCAATTTCTTTATACACTTCGTAAGCCTTGCGTTCTATGGCTTTTATTTTGTCAGTCTGTTTCGTGTCCATTTTAGCAATCTTCAATGGATAATTTAATCAATGTTTGCACGCAATCAGGGAACATTCCAACCCTGTAAATGCACACCGCAATTATTGCGGTTGCAATAAAAAGTGAAATACCGCAGAATGGTATCATGTCGTACAGCGTTATGCAACCGTGCCCAGTAGTTGATACGCACATCATTGCACAAGCAATGAAATCAAGTACAACGATTAAGAAGAAACACAACCACTTCATCATCGTATTCTTTTAGTTACAATTCCTTTCTTAAGCAGCATATTTCTTACTGCCTGAGTAGAGATATTCTCATTCTTTGAGATAACCTGCATAAGTCGCCATTTTGCGGCTGTCGGGTATTTTTGTTTTAGCTCCAAGAACGAGCATACTACACGCTTTTGGCGTTCGTATCTGCGTTTCTCGTTTTCTGTCATTAAAATGTCTGTCATACCTTTATTTTTTTAGCTATATATTATTTGTGATTGCGAGCGGAATCGAACCGCTTAATGTCCTAATATTCAACTTGTCGGCTAACTACAAAGCTATATCTATGGCCTATCCATTTAACCACCTATCGCAATCTTTTGTGTAGCTATTCTCACGAACCGCGTACACATAACACATTTAGTATGAAATTTGAAACAAAAATTTAATCGTTACTTATTGTTAGAAAATAATTTTGTTAAAGTAATTGTAATCGCCTTTTGCAAAAAAGGTAGCAACTTTCTTCACTGCGGTTTTTGTTAGAAATATGGGGTTGAGACCATTTCTCACGTATTCAACGTCTTGTGAAATGTACTCCATTGCGGTTGCGTTATCCATTGCTTGCAACTTTGCAGCTTTATCGTTAGCAATGATTACGTTCATATTTAAGTTGAAGTACTTACTAATTAATGTAGCTTTCATTTTGATTAAGTTTTTAATTTGTTGTTAGTAATGTTTGCTTACATAAGTTTAATGCTTATATTTGCAATATATTTTGCAGCGTTATTTACAACTCTGTTTATTAATCACGTTGCAAAGATATAACTAAAAAGTAATATAACAAAGAAAAATAACGAAAAAGTAATATTTTATTTTGATTTTTCATGGAAACGATAAAAACTTCGATTGAATACGGGTATCAAGAGTGGATGGGAAAGGATAATTTCATTTATTTGGCTCATCTTATTACTAACAATGAATTGGACGAGGCAATACGGTTAGGGGAGATATTATCAGAGAAAAACCCTAATAACGAAATGATATATATCAATCTAATGGAAGCATACAGAAAAAGCAAAAACGAAAAATATAACAGTGAGGTTATAAAATATGCACGTCTTGCATTACTTAATGGACATAATACAGGATATGCAGCAACAAGATTATGTATTTCGCTTAATATAGAAAAAAGATATTATGCAATAATAAATGTGTGTGATGCTGTATTGAATATAAGGTATCATTTTAACACAAAAACAGACAAAGCTGAATTTTACAAGCGCAAGCAACGCGCCATAAACAGTCTTAATAATGCCGTTGACAACGAAAATGACATTATAATTAACACCGATGAATTTATCAGAATGTGCAACCTAATTGATGTAAGAATAAAAGAGCATCATGAGAAATTATTAGAACCAGTAAATAAAATAACATATATAGACGAGCACAAAAGGCAGAGAAACTTGCGACATTGGCAGGATATAATTAAACGGGACAAAGAGTTTATTATATATATGGAATCAAAATCTATCAACGAAACATTCAAATACTGAGCATTATGGAATACAATCACCTTGAAAAGCTAAAGGATTATTTTTGTTCAATAGGCATCAGGCAAGATGTCTTATCTAAGGAATTAGGCGTCAGCCAGCCATATATAAGCCAACTGATAAATGGCAAAAAAGAAGTTGGTAAAAAAGTCGCAAATAAATTATCTGAAAAATTCGGACTCTCTCAATACTGGCTCCTGACTGGAGAGGGCGAAATGCTCCGCGACCAATCTACAACCAACATAGCGAGCAACAATACCTATGGAGATAACGCAAGCGGAAACGACAATATAACTATTACGAACGCGCGCACGCGCACGCGAGAGGAAGATGAAGGCTATAAGTACAAAGAAATCGTATTCCGACCAGTCGTAACAAAACAGCTCGCCACTCAATCTGATACAGACGTGTATTCTGTGATTAAGGAGGATAAAACGCTTAAACTGCAATACATTCCTGCAATACCGCCTTACACATCTATTGACTTTTATTATACGATTCGGCAAGACGCGATGCTGCCCGAATATAAACTCGGAGAAGTCCTCGCACTTGAACACATGAAGAGTAATTCGGACATTGTGCAAGGTGCTGCAATGGTCGTAGATACAAGTGATTTTGGTTTTTTGTTCAGAAGGATATACGACCGAGGAGATTACTACGAGTGCAGGAGGATTAACGAGAACAGCGTTTTTGAAAATCAGAATGTTCCTAAATCTAAGGTCATAAGGCTGTACAGAGTGATTTATTCGATGAAGTTCGGAGATTGAGAATTGCAATAGATTTTTCATTTGTAGCCCTACTGAAATCGGTAGGGTTACAAGAACACGAGCATAAATAGTAATGTTATGAGATACGTATACACCTTTGCAGTTGATGCGCGCGGTTCTCTGCGCGTGTTTATCACATATAATAAGCGTAAGTTTTCCTATTCGCTCGGATTTTATGTTGACAAGAGTAAATGGGACATGGCTATGCAGCGGTGCAAGCGTAACACCACTCACGGAAAGAGCTTTACGCCTGCAATCAAGATAAATGCAGAGATACAGAGGTATGAGGAGACAATACAATCAGTTGCCAACTCATTCAAGGGTTCTCCTGCAATAGAAGACTTCAAGGCTGCGCTTGACAAGGAGTTCAAGCGTGAAAATAAAACTGCACAAAAGGAAGGCTTCTTCGACCTCTATGAGAGGTATATACGCGAGCAGGACAGCATCTGTAATTGGAGCGACAGCGTATATCGGAAGCATCAACGGATATTGCAAGAATGGAAGATGTTCGATGCCGAGATGAGCATCGACAAAATAAATCCTGATACGCTTGACAAATTTGCGGTCTTCCAGTCTAACCTCGGCCACCAGAACGAAACAACCAAGAAGAAAATCTCAATGTCCAAGTGGTTCTTCCGTTGGCTTGTTGCCAAGGGTCTATTAACAGACATTTCCTTTACGGCCCACAAGACGCACCTCAAACGTTCTAACCGCAATGTAGTGTTCTTAACGTGGGAGGAATTGATAACAGTATATAATCACACGTTCGAGCAGACTTATCTGTCACGCACACGCGATATATTTTGCTTTTGCTGTTTCACGTCCCTACGCTATTCCGATGCCGCTGCATTAAAAAAGACAGACATATACGATGACGCAATACACATAACAACACAAAAAACAAATGATAAGATTACAATAGAGCTGAACAAATACTCTCGCACAATATTACAGCGTTATGCGGACAACGATACAGACAAGGCTCTCCCTGTCATCTCCAACCAAAAAATGAACGTATATATCAAGGAGGTGTGCCGTCAATGCGGCATCAACGAGAAACTGACTGATATATATTATATAGGTGGAAAGAAAATAGAAGAAACGAAAGAAAAATGGCAAATGGTCGGCACGCACAGCGGAAGGCGTACATTTATCTGTAATGCGCTTATGCTTGGAATTGCGCCCAATGTTGTGATGAAGTGGACGGGACACTCCGATTATAAGAGTATGCAGCCTTATATAGACATAGCGGACGAAGCCAAAAAAACGGCTATGGACTTGTTTAATAAGTAGCCATAACCGTTTATTTCGCACGCATTTCAGCACGTATGATTTGTAATTTGCTGATAATCAACGTTGTTTGTGCGCCTGATAGGACTCACGGATTGTTTTTAGTTGTGTTGGTATAACGCAATAGAGTATTGATTATCAAACATCTATAATTTTGTGTTGCGCAATATATCGCAATAAACCACAACAAATAGCACGCAATTTCGCACGCATTTCTTTTAGGCGCGTGCGATTTCTCTCACGCTTTTCGCAAGAACTACTGGACGCAAAGATAATGCTTATCAGGCGTTTTACTGCCCAAAAATATGTTTTGCAATATATAATGCAAAAATTATTTTGAAATTACTTGCAATTTCAAAATAAAAGCTATATCTTTGCAACGTAATTAAGAAAGAATTTAAGAATAAATTAAAACGACCAGCCCTCGACATCACGGTTAAGTCAATTACAATGAGAAATAAATTTTACGAATGCGAAAAGCATACTTCATACTGGCGTAAAAAGGCAATAGATGCCATGCCTTGGGCATCAAAAGTAGTTGCCGTAGTTGGCGGTTACATTGGCTTCGAAAGTTGTGACGATTACGAACTCTGGCGCAACCAGAAATAACAAAAAGCCCCACCTTCATTTGGTGGGGCTAACCACGAGATTTAAATCTCGAACTTATCTACAATAGAGAAATTATGCTCATAAGAGCGTTTCAATCCACAACCCTATCAGGGTTGACAGCGCAAAGATAAGCATAATTTACACAAGTTGTATGATATTCAAAAAATTATAACTTAAAAATTTGAATATGGCATACTTAAATAAAAAACAATACGACTACCGCAGAGAATCAGCGGCCGCCCGCAATCTCAACAACGAAGAAATTGCGGTTGAACATGGCATGAGCGAAGAACAAGCAGAACTCATCTCTAAGTTATGCTCAATTCGCCACAATTTTCACTGCAATATAGATAGTCTTGCGAAGAATAGCGACAATTCAATCTTTGATGAGATTGAGAACATAGAAGACGCAATCAACGAGAGCGGACTTCCGCAACTGAATGTTGCAAGCATGCTGCTTGATGCTGACGATATGAATGGACTTATCTACGAATATGGCGATGACGTACCCGAAGACCATGATAGCCAAGAGTTCCAAGATTGGTATGACGATAATTATACTCGCATTTACAGAGAACTTGAAGGAATAAACAAAAACATCGAAAAATACTTATCAAGCATTGATGCGAAGTACGGAACACATTGGTGTCCTGCTGGGTTTTTAAGATTTATGATATAAAAAAAACATGAATAATCTATGAATAAAAACAACTGGGGCGGCAAACGCACAAACGCAGGTCGCAAAAAAGTCGGTGATGCAGTCTTATACTGCCGAATGCCGCAAAAGGCAGTAGACAAAATAAAAACCTCTGCAAAAGAACAAAACCTTGCAGTAGGTGACTACCTAATCAAGCGACTCGGATTATAGCAAAAAGCGTGACGATGTGTCACGCTTTTTTTATTCAAAACTCTTCATATACCGCCATATCTTGTTGCAAGGCGCGTCTTCGTCCTCAAAGAAAAACGCATGACCTGTTTCTATAATCAAGTCTGTAGTCAACGTTTTGCACAAGTCGGCATAAGCAGCGTTAAACGCTACATACTTGTCGTAATCCGTCACACAAGGCTTGAACTGCAACCCTTTCGTTGCTTCAAGAACTTGCTCCATGCTCCAATGCGGCCCGTGATGTTCTGTACCGTCCTTAGTCGTGTAGTATATGCGGCTTACCGCCTCTTCTGCACTTTCCTTGTCGAAGTGCTTGCACTTGCCACCACCCTTGCAAAACACAATATACAATCTTCCCATAATCATCATTTTTTAAATTCGTTGATAAAATCACGAAGGACAGCGCCAAGGCTCTTCACCTCGTTCTCAATTCCCTCAATTCGCTTGTCTTGCGCCCGTTTTTCAGCAAAAGCAGGATTTAACTCTTCAAGCAGGGCATTACATTTATCTATCGTGTTTTTGTGTTTGTCAACTTGTGATAATGCTTGTTCGCTTGCTGATTTCATTGCTTCCACTTCGCGTAACAATCCTTCTTTGTCTGTTGATAGAATAAGGTTAGCAGCATAGGTGACTGTTGCAGTTTCTGGTATTGTGTATGTTTTGGTTGTACCTTTAGCTTCGATGGTAACATCTACAACCAAACCATTTTGTTGACCTTGACAAAATGGTTGTGGGGTATCATATCGAGGAATTGCAACACTTACTACTTTGCCTTGATAGAATGTTGTGTCGTTCTTGTCAAGAAAATAGACGGGATAACCTGTTTTTATATCTTTGAATAGCATGATAATTCAACTCGTTATAGCACGTGGGGCAATCACCTCCCCACGTGCTTGTTATTACTTCTCTTTCGACCTTTTCCGCGACCTCGCGAAAAAGCTATTGTTGTCAACCTTTTCGTTGGCGTCAATAGAATGGTTATCAGTGGTTATTTCCTTTTTGGAAACACCTCCTCATGTCGTTGCAGTCGTAGTCTTGCCCAAAGCAGCAATCAGTGCGGCAGTTTGGTTCTGCTGAGAGAGCTCCAATCTCGCATCTTGATATTTGCGGTCAATGTCAGCATACCAGTGATTGTTAAGGGCATCAATTATACGCTGCGTGTTGTCCTGTCCAGCGCGAATAACATCGCACTTGTCTTGCGACATTTGGTAGCCAACCGAACTAAATCCGCGCTCCACCGATGAGTTTACGAAATTCAAGTTTTGCTGCAAGGCGTTGGTTTGCCCCTGAATAGCAATCTGATTTTCATAACCCATTTTCAAGATTCCTTGTTGCGTATTGCAGCAACAATTCTGAATTGCTTGAATAACGGCTGCATTGCCCTTGTCGGCTGCGTTAATAACGCGCTCTGCTGAGAAGCCTACTTGCCCTGCTACTTGGTCAATTGCAGAACGTACCGCGCACACTCCTTGCTGCAACTGATTAAAGTCACAATTAAGGTTTGCACCAAGCGTAGTCAAGGCATCGTTATTACCCTTGATAGCCTGCATCAGCAAGTCTGAATTGTGATTGTCGGCCATTTGCGAGCGCAAAGATTGGATTTGGCCCTGTATCTCTGCATCTTGCAGACCATTGCGGTTGTTGCCGAACCCGAAGCCATTGCCACCGAACATAGCAAGGAAAATAAGGTACAAGAACGGATTGTTAAGCCACTGGTTAGCACCTCCAAGGCCACCGTTCATCATAGCAGCTAAGGCCATTGGGTCATTGCCCTTGTTGTTCGCCATTGCCGCATAAGCAAGCGCATCATTACCTCTGTCGCAACAGATTACTTTCTCTACATTGTCCATAATTATAAATGTATTAAGTCGGTCGGGGAATATCCCCCGATACCGCAAAGATTGTGACAAGTTGCTTGTGAGTTGCTTGTTAGTTTTGTTTATTGTTTGTGAGTTGTTTGTACTCAACTCTGCACCAATAATTGTTAATTTATTTGGAAGTTGTAGATTGCAGTTGTATCTTTGCACTCAAATAAGAGTGTGTTATTGTATGAAAAATAAATCTCAACAATCATTGGAAGCTGCGCAAAAACTAATAAATTTGCGCAAGCCACTTGGTTATAATTCATCAATACATTGCTCTTATTATGCGGTATTGCAATATATGAAATATATGCTTGCTAACACACGGAATACTCCGTTATCTTATGAACAGCAAGATATTTCAAGCCAAAGTTCTCATGAGTACCTTTTGACTGAAATTACCAACAGATTTGATAGTTACAACGAAAGACGAAACTTCACTCATCTATTTAGACTTCTAAAGAAAAATAGGGTCGAGGCCGATTACACCACAAAAGATTTCTCGGAATTTGAGAGTTTGAAATGCAAAGAAAATGCAGAAGCCGCGATTAAAAAAATAAAACGTAATTTGGGTGACCTATGAAAAAGGAAATAATCAAAGAACAACTTAATACATGGTTTGGCCAAATGCTGCAAAAGTATACTTGGCTTAGTATAAAGTTTGAGTATAACGATTTGGAAAAATGCTTCATGGTTTCCTTTTCGCCTAAATTCATCATATCTCAAGATGAAGGATTTTGTAAAGAGGCTCTGACTTTTGAGAACGAAATGAATGAGGCGTATGGAGATTACGCCCCTTTGTTCTGCGATGATGAAGATCTTTTTACTTTGTCTTCTGGAGCTGAGTTTTTGTCAAATCAGACAGCAAACTCATTCTATACAGATGAAACGATTGATTTCGCGGAAGTGAACATTTGCGATGTTTCAGCGTATATATCATCTGAAGAAATTGAGCAAAATACTGATATTGAGGTAGTGCAATATAACAATAAATACAGAATAGCGGCATGAAACCAATAGAATACCAAATTGCATCAATGCGAGTGCTGCATTCCAATATTATTCCTGAGAATTACGATGCAGAAGGACGTATTCAGTTAGGCAATACATTCTCTTTTGGAGTTAATGTGGACAACAATTTAATCCTATGCAATCACAAGTTTGTTTTGAAAAAGCAAACTGAAACCTTTGTTGATATAGAATTAGAAACAATCTATACAATCTCGTCTGAATCTTTTAATGAAATGATAGACAATGGACGAATTGTAATTCCTACTGGGTTCTTAGTCCAATGCGGATCTATAAGTTATGGGTCTTTACGTGGTATAGTTTTATTGAAGACGAAAGAAAAAGGCTTAGATAATGTCATTATTCCGCCAATGTATATCGACCAAATTATCAATGAACCTGTTATCATGAATTTGTAAACACAATATTAACTTCTCGAATCCTAACTTGTAAGATTCCAATAAATAAAGACCACCCATTCAGGTGGTCTTTATTCATTCTTTTTAGTCAATCCTTTATTTCGGATTATTTTCGGAAAAATGCACAGAAAACACGCATTTCTGCCAGATTATCACCGATTATTTTCCGCTATTGCGTAACCAGACGCTTCTTCACCTCCTTCATCATTACCCGTGCAGCAAGACCCTTAAGCCTATACCTTGCACTATTCTTCAGCGAGTTTACTCGCTGCTGACTCATTCCGCTAACGGCTGCAATATCACACTCCGTAAAGCCAATCTCAATAAGCGTGTTAATCATTACCACACGCGCAATAACACTTCTTTCTGTGCGTGATGTCGCGAGTTGTTCAAATGTTAATCCACTCGCTTCTAAGGTGGCTTCAACCACTCTGTTATATATTTCTTCAAGTTGTTTCATTTTACGGGATTTTATTGGTTAAAAGACAAAGGCAAGCAGAGGATACCTCGCACGGCTCCTCGCTTGCCAACTCAACACAATAAAATCACTTACGTTTTTTGTATATAAAGTAGTAGATGGTTGCAACAATCGCAACTAACAAAATAGAGTAAAAAGCAATTTTTTTCGCTTCGTACAATGCAGATGTTTCAACGACTTTCTTTTGTTCTGTATTTATCGTTGTTTTCTTTTCTTTGCTATTTCTTACACGCAGAACGTTGCTCGCATGGCTATTCGCGCTCAGCGCGTCCTTATTATGATACACTTTCCTGTCTCGGTACACATATTTTGTCAGCATTCGCCCTGTGGTGTCTACCACAACGTATGTAACCATGTTGTCTGTTACGCTGTCGGTTGTTTCCATTTTGGAAATAACCTTGATGGTGTCATACACTTGTAGCGTGTCGCTATGGTGGATTATGAGTGTATCACTCGTTCGCTCCATGCTCCTTATTACCTTATGTGAGCAACTGCACAAACATAGGGCTAATATTAACCCCATGATTAGCCATATAGCTTTAAATGTGAATTTCTCCATACGTGAATGAGTTTACTCTATTAATCCACCCTTTCAGGAACTTCTTCTTACGCGGATTTTTTTGGGCGGTTGCATTAAAAAAGGCTATGCGGTCTTGTTTCAATGCGCCAAATAAGGGTAGTGGAGAGCGTCTGTTGATGGCTGATAATGTTATGTTACCCATGATGCCATCCACCTTAACACCTACTATGCGTTGTATATGCCGTATTGCTAACGATGTTCCGCTATTGTAAGCCCAATCTACTAATAGGTTGGCGATGCTTTGGTCTGCTATATCGTCAGCTTTGCATTTGTCCCAATAGAGTGACTTGAATATGTGTCGCCACTCGTTGTCGGTCATGTGCTTTAGGTCGTTGATTGTTTTTGTTCGGCCATATACGCTGCGGAATGTGTTAAGGGTCACTCCCTTGTTGGTTGGTCCTCCGCTATCGTTAGGGTCGTTTACGTACCCTCCCTCAAATTTTAGTACGTAAGGTATGAGTTTTTTGTAGTCTGCCATTTTTTTAAGGGTTATGTCGTTGTGTGTGTAATTGGTTTTTACTATTTTCGCGGTGGAGAAATATTTTTATGAATTCTTAAAGAATGACGTTCCGTTTGTCTGTGAAGATGGGCGGAACTTTTTATATCCATAAAAGTCGCGGTTCGCTCTTCGTTCCTTTTTGCCATTCAAACAAAGCATACGAAACGGCACTGCATATTTTCCGCATACTTTCAAAATTGCCATTCTTAGCACATACAATGCGTCCGCTGAATTGGTAAATTCGCTTAGGAGGATATTTGTCAAAAAGAATTTCTTTGCGTTTCTTACCCTCCACAAAAGTTGTTTTCAAAAACATAAACACCTTGTCATTGGGCTTAATCAACTTTAAGGCATGAAGAATAAATTCATTGGCAAATTTGTAAGGAGGGTTGGTGAGAATGCACATCGGTTCACTGCCTTTAAAAGGTACTTCTTCGGTCTTTAAAAAGTCAATACCAGACAAACCATAACCTCTGTCTATCAAGTCGGTGCTACAAACGTTATAGCCATTCTCAACAAGTCGCTTGCTTAAATGCCCCTCGCCACATGAACATTCCCAAATGTTGTGTGGCAATAAACCATTTTCAAGTAAATAGTTTAATACAATAGGGTCGGTTGCATAATAATCGTGTTGCTCTCTTCGCCCGTTTGAATGCCCCACGGCTCCAAGGCATTTAAACACGGAATTATATCCACCCGTCCAATCATTATTTTTCATCGTTCTTTAGTTCTTTCTTTTCGCCATAAACTTTGGTGATGCCTGCCGTTACAAACAAACTTGCCACACTACCCACAAAGGCACTTAGGCCCATAAGGTCGGTACGTATAGTTCCGTTAGTAACCACCTCCCACACCATTACAAATGCCACACAAAACAACAACAAGCAACCTATCAAGGTGACGGCCACCAAAAAGAATGCCTTGCTGCTATGGCCACTATTTACGCGAATGAGTTCTGTTAAATACTTTGTCCATTTCATTGCTCTGGGTGATTGCTTGAAGCACAAATCAGTTGCGGTGGCTGTCGGTTTGGGCAACCATACACCGTGCATTTTTGGCTCTCGGCATATTTGAATTTAACCGTCAAGTCAGCCATCTCCTTTTTTAGTTGTGTAAGTTCATCACGCTGTTGGCCTAACTGCACATAAAGTCCGTCTATCTTTTCGTTTAAATCCTCTTCGTGCTTTACTTTTTCTTCATAGAGTTCTCGCCATTGCGCTGCATATTGTGTAATGTTTTCGGCTTCGGCCTTGCTCGCCTTTGCTGCTGCTTCCCTCTTTTTTGCGTCATAAAAAAGGAATACGCCAAGTAAGGGTAAGGCTACTCCCGTTACAATGGCTGATATGGTTTGTATAATTTCTGTCATTTTTTCGCGATTTTATTTGCATGGGTATTTTATTGTTTGTAATTTTGCATTGAAAGGTTGTAAGAATTCAATAGCGATGAGTGTGAAACACTATACGTTATTACGTTTTCTTACATCCTTTTTTTTATTACTCCGTTTTCAATAATTATTTTTAATTTAGGGCCATAATTTTTGTAATTACTGAAACGAAGACTCCATCTTTTTCTTTTATTGACAATAGTTTTTGATACATAAAAGACTCCGTGCTTTGTCTTAAGAACTTTTTTGTCTTTTATTTTACATATTCTTTTACCATAATACTTTTTCCCTTTATCCATTATAAATTCGAATTTTTTTTCGAATTTAAAAACACCAAACGTTTTCCTCTTTTCTTTGAAAAACTGGAGATAAGGAACGTTATTTATAGTATCGCCAACTCTTACAGATGGCAAAGGAATATCAAATACGACTTTATTTGCTTCAACTTTTCTATAAAGAGAATATGTATCAAAACAAAGTTGTTCTGAAAGATTTGAAACTCTAATAGTGTTCGCTTCAAGACTAAAGCCTTCTTTCTTTATTGTAACTAAGGCAGGCATACTTGTCTTGCAACACAAAACTTGACATACAGAACCATCTGTCCATGCATTGAAATATGTGTCGTAATTGTCTTTATTTATAATAGTACCATTAGGAATTATCATTTGGCTTCCTCTAATCGTACTAGGAATCGTATAATACGTCTTTCCATCATTAGGCACAGTTATCGTATTACCTTCATCAACAATATACTTACGAGGTATAGAGAACCGAATATCATTATCAAAGAAATACTTCAGGCCTTTTCTTGGGTGCAAAGGAATAGCCTTACGAACAACAACTTTAAAGTCGGGATTAGACAACTTCTTCAACTTCGCTTTCGTGTTAGTTGGCACATTGTCTAACTTTTGTTTATCAGCTGCTGTCATTAAGCCATCTTTTTCACTTGTTGCAGCATCGTGCAAATCACTATACGAAGGAATAACACATTCTCGCGACAATATATATTCTTTAGATGTACCTATACTCAACCCACTACTGCCTTTAAAGGGGGTATATACTTTCCCATCATTCAGACGGAATGCTACTGGAGTTCCATACTTGTAAAACTCTTCCTCGGTTTGCCCTATAACTTGTTTACAACTATATCGCTCTATGTTGGTCGCACTTTTGCGCAATCCGAACCATATCATATACTTTTCGCTGTGTACACCTGACATTATGCCTTGCGTGCAAAATACTTCAAAAGGACTCCCCTTTTTGTATTCTGTTGGAGTTGAGCTGTCATATATAGCTTTACCAATAGTACCACCTAACGTGTTGTTATTTGTATTTAAAATATTATTTGGACCAAATAGTTTTTTGTCTCCTGCGGCCGCGTACAAGGCTATTGCAGCGCGTGCACCCTCGGCAGAAATATCAGGTTTTCCTCTTCCTACCACCTCGCCATTCATTACAATGCTTTGTTCTGTCGTAACGTGTAGTATAGCAGGGTTGGTGGCTGATAAGGCCTCCTTTTGTGTTGACCCAACATCAAGTCGCCAAGGTTTACCTTCAAGTGATTTCCAATCTTTTGTTGCCATATCGTTTTATGTGTTAAATCAGAAAAAGATGGAAACTTTCTTTTCTAAACCTCCATCTTTTTCTAACAAAGTTATTTATGCTAATTATGCAAGCGTAAGCAATTTTTCAAGAGCTGTAATTCTATTTCTTTCTCTTTGAAGGTCTGAAGGACCTATTGTAGATGATAAAGTGCCATCTGATGCTTTTTGAATTAACACACCAATAGAACCTATTTCAAGTTGTATGCTTTTGCTACTTGTATATTTTGATGTGTCTGTACTATTATATTCCTTGCAATCATAGGCGTATGCTTTTGAACAATTCATTACTCCGCTGTTATCAGCAAGAGGAGTAGCCATAGTCCCTAAGCGTTCACTAAACTTACGCGACACCGTAACACCTGCTTGAATAGCACTAAACAATGCGTCAAACGTTGGGGCATTCGTCCCATTAAAATATCCAGCTATTGTTTCAGAAGTTGCGTCTTTTGTAGTAAAAGGGTCATAAGTTTCAAATCCTACCTTTTTGCTTTCAAGAACAATGCCTTTTTTGGCTGTATTCGCTTCTAAAGTTGCCTTATCGGTTGCGTAGGTGGTTTGGTCAACTTTCGTGGCAATTTTGGTGTTAACTTCGGTCTTTGTGTAATACTGACTAAGGTCTGTGATACCACCAAGTGGGTCAAGCATTGCTTCAGTTCCTGTACCTGCTCTAAAACCTGTTTTTACGGCCACATTAGTACCTGCTTTGTAGGTCTTACCTTCAAAAGTAAAATCATTAGTAACATTGAATACATCACCTACAGAACAAGTCAATGCGTAAATTTCCGAAAGACTCGCAACCGATTTTTTATACTTGTACACGCCAGCCACTGCCGTGCCCATGTCCGTTTTTAATTGTGAGAGCTTTGAGTTAACTTCGCTATTAATCGTTTGCTGATTTTTGCCCTGGTTAACATCTTGCACTTGCTGCGCTTCAACTAACACACCCTCTTGTGAGGTTGATTTAAGTCGGCCTGTAAATTTAATATATACTGTATTTGCCATTTTAAATATCTCCTTTCAATTTGTTTTTTAGATGGTTATGTCATGTGAGCTAACATCTTGTGGCGATGCCAAGCGATAAGCTTCGTATGAAGCATTGTTCAAAGTAATGGCTGCTGCTTGCTTAATAAACGGCACATCACTCACACCCTCGCTGGCATGGTAAACACCTTCCTTGTCGGCAGTTGCAAACTTGCCTTTGCCCACACCCGTAGGAATAAGGATATAAGCATACTGTCCATTAGCAAAGGTGAAAGCATAAGTTCCTGCTGCCGATGCGGTAGCAGTCTTTTTGGTCAATCCCGTAACTGCCGAAATTGTTTCTGCTGAATTAACACCATAGTAAACGGGATAGTAGGCTTTGATTTGTGCTGAATACACTACCTTTTTCACCCCATTGTGTGTAACTGTGGCCATGTATCGTTCATCGGCCTTAAGTGTGGCAGTAGTGGCTTTTGCGCCTATTTGTGATAAATCGGCCACAAGCGTTTGGGCAGTGCCAGCACTATTAGTTAAAGTAATAGAGTCGGCTGCAACATAAAATCCGTCCCACTTAGCTGCAACAACCACCTTAACCCTCGTGCCATCTTGCTTATCAACATAAGGTGCTGAGGTGGCAGTGTCATTAACATAAGTGATTACCTCAACTTGCAGTCGGGCATTGTTCTCCTCAGTTATCTTTTTTGCCAAATAAGTACTCTCTGCATCTGTAATGCCCAATCGCTCACCATTAAGGTACAGCTCTTTGGTCATGCAAATGTCAACACGATTGGTGGCAGTGTCATTCTTCGCTGCTGCAACCGTCTTGTTTGCGGTAAAACCAATCATAGTTCCACTCGCAATTTTGTTTAAGTTTGCCATTGTTAAAAAATGATTATATAATGATTAATTAAACCAGTGTAAGCAACTGCTTAAGTTGTTCCACTGTTTTTTCTAAAGCTTCAATCCGTCTAACTTGTGAAGGCTTAATGTCGTATAACGATACTTGTTCGTCACGTGCTTGCTTGTAAAAGCCAATACGTGTAGTAGGCGATTCAAGGTAAAGAGTTGTTTCGCTTAGGCTTTTGTGAACATACACCTCAACCGACCCCGTGTCAGTGTAAAAACCTCTGCCAATTGCAATGCCACTTAGTATTTTGTTAAATAGTGAGAGTGGCATTACTTCGTTTACCCTTTCGGTCGTATCATCAGCCTTTAGCGCAAACACCTCGCCCTCAATGTAAAGTGCAAAAGTGTCCTTACGAACTTCATCGGCAATTTTGCTTGTGTCGGGAAACTCCTCACCATTCATCACAATGCGATTGTCGGTGGTAAAGCACAACACCTCGGCAGGCATTTTGTCGCCCAAGGCTTGTTCACGTGTTGAGCCTACATCAACACGCACCTCACTGCCTTCTATGTCTTTCCATGGTTTTTTCATGGCTCTTCACTTTGTTGAGGTTGATACTGCTGAACTTGCTGAGGTTGTTGCTGAATAGTGTCAGTAATATCGGCCAACTGCTTAGCAGTAGTCAGTAATACGGCTGCTTGTCCTTCAGCATTAAATGCTATTGTTGTTAAATAAGCAATAGCATACACAATGGGCCTATAAAGTCTTTCGGGCAATGAAATCTCGCCACTTTTATTTATTGGGGGATTTGACAAATAGGTATAACTACACGCTGATTTACCAGCACATGAATAGGCTTCAAAGCAATAATCGTTATCGCCACTTTCAATGTTCGGAACAAAAGCTAACACAGGCTTTTCGGGGCAACCCCTTACTCCTTCAACTCTACTACGCTGCAAGGCATATTCGGCATCAGTAGGAGTTATGACCTCCTCTTCGGTAACAGGCATCAGCCAATCAGCCATACGGAACGAAACAAGTCGAAAGTAATCATTGGGTACTGCAACTTGTGCATAATAGCGTTTGTCATTATCGAACACCTTATTGTATTCCACATTGGGTTTTTCTACCGTTGTTATGCCCTTACCTATCATGTGAATAGGTGCAGCACCAATAATGAGTTTCGTACCATCTACTATTTTTGACTGAATAATCTCGTCAAGTGCCAGCGTATCATAGTCTCCAAAATCAGACAACATAGTTCCGTCCATATTTTGGTCAATGGCAATGCGTACCTCTTTTACTATTTCATTTACTTTATAATTGGTCATTGTAGTTGTCCTCCATACGTTGGTTCTTCATCACCTCTCACGGCACCATAGAGTTGATTTACTGCGTTCATATTAGCACCTTGTTGCGCTTGTTGCATAAGTTCGGGCGAAACTCCTTCGGGCATCTGCCCTTGCTGCATTTCTTGTTGCTGGCTCTGAATACTTTGTAACAATTGGTCGGCAAACGTAAAGTCGCCCACTTCAAGCAACTGCTGCAAACTGATTTGCCCCGACTGCCAAAACTGAATAAGATAATCGTTGGCTATTTGTCGGTAAACAGGTGTTGCGGTTGACTCTACAATAGATAGGTCAAACTCCGTGTCGCGTATCTTATCAGGGTCGTATTCAATTTGCGTGGCCGAGCGACCTGCAATGTTGTAAGTTCGCTTTTGGTCGTAAAACTGCTGAATGTTTTTTACGTCCTTATAAGCTGCGTCAATTACAAATTGCGAAAAAGAGTCTAACAAATCCAACAAACTTGTTGTAGCGTTCTGTGCCTGTTGAGCATATAGCGTACCACTCGTACTACTAACTCCTTGTCGGCCTTGCAAAGCACCATGCACACCACTAATGTCCTCAAAAAACTTTAGTTGCAAATTCAGCAATTCACTGATACCAATGTTTGTTGAATTGTTCGCCACTTGTGTAGGAGCAGGAACACCAGGCTTAGCATGATACACCACCACACCATTAAATCTTGTCCAAGCATCAGCAAAATCTTCAGGACTTTGGTCGCCCAAACAATCATCTGGCACGAGCAACACACCTTTTGCCGAAGCACGCATTATCCAATCATACAAGGTGATAAGACGATTTGAATAACGCTGCTGGTCTATCACATCTGAAACGAAAGAATGTATTTCGCCATCAATGAACGGATATGCCTTGAACACATAAGGGTGGCTTTTGTGCGCATAAGGTGTTTCGCCCTCCGCTAAAATGTCGCCAAATGGGGTTAGATAATAGTAATACCAATAACTATCAACAAACCATTCTGTTTCAATTAAGGGAATATCATCTACCTCCATTCCTGCTTCACGGCCTTGTTCAATGCGCTGCGCATTTACATCGTCAACAAGTTCTTTCTTGTCTTGAACATCTATTTTGAAAATGTCACCATTATTGTAGTCATGACATCGAATGCGAGGTTTTTGCTCTTTGCGCCACACCTCAATTACACGACAAAGCGACTCATCTGTGTTCAGCAAAAAGTCAAGGTCGTTGCGTTTTGTCGAAACACCAAAACGTTCACGTGTGCTAACAAAAGTTTTTAAATCGTTAGCAGCACGATAAATGTTCGCTAACCTTTCATAATCATCTGGCGATTGTGCAAATTGGGCTACAAGGTCGCCAAATGTGATGTCGTGTATCTCGCCAAGACAAGTAACATCCCAACCACGAAAATCACGCATATTGGTGTCAACAAAAAAACGATTGGGATTAACATAATCCGTCCAACAATCTAACTTGTCGTTGCGCCAACCATACCACTTTCTGTGAACTACAAATGCGCCTACCATATACTCTTCCATGGTTCTTGCATAAAGTTCATTCATGCGGTTGAGTTGCATATTATACTGCAACACGGTTGACATCGTTTCTCCCAGCTTTTGTTCATCGCGGTCGCGTGCGTTGCAAACGGGTTCTTTGCTTTGGCTACGATACACACCTATCACATTGCGAATAAGGCGACGAATAAGATTGTTCTTTAGTGGAATATTACCTTGGCTGCGTATGTAGGCTTCTTCGGTCATTCTACGTTTGCAGCCATTCTCTTCCACTTCAATCATATCGTCCCATTGGTCTCCGTAAGCATAGCGTTTATTGCGCTCACGTTCCTTACGGAAATCATCCATATTGTTCCAAAAAGTTTGTGCCATTGCAAGCACATCATAAGCCCTTGAAGGATTATGCCCCCTTTCTGATTCAACGGAATCTATACCGCTTAAGTTTTCGGGTCTAACCTTGGATAGTGAGTGCAATTTCATCTTTAATCACTGATTTTTACGTCAATACCATTATCCTTCCCAACTTCTATAATGGATTCACGCGTACGCAACTTGTTTTTAGGTATGTTGAAATTCTCGTTAAGATAAGCTGATGCATCACCTAATGAACTAAAACTTACTTCTTTTAGCAATTCACCTTCATTCGTATCATCTTTAATTTCATCTGCTTTATTCTCATCTGCTTTATTCTCATTCAAGTTATGTTCATAGAGCAATTTAATATACCCAGATTGAAAATAGTGACTATTCTCTATAATATGTTGGCATACTGGATTCGATGTAACATATTTTGCAGGAGTCTCTCCATATGCGGTTGCACCGCCACCGCTAAACAAAGGCTGAAACTTCGCCTTCCCGACATTTAGCAATGGTTGCCAATCCATCAAACCATAAACGCCATATGCCTTTAATGTCTTATTCATTGTATTGTCGTTATGATTGCAATGTCAGACTACATGGTGTGTAAGTCTGACATTGCGATTAGTTAACCATAAATCTCACCTGTGTATTCTACCCATTTAGTATCTTTATACTGCCACATTGTACCAGCCTTTGCCGACTTGCTAATTGCAGAGCAATCGTTGATAAGATAGTAAACTACACCTTCTGTAGTTTCGGGTGCGGTGTCTTTATCCCACATTGAGAATGTTGTTGCACCTTCGTTCGTGTTATCACCTTCGCCATTAATGAAAATATGGCAACCTCCCTTCAATGCAAGGCAATCCCATACAATCATACCCTTGCGTGTAGCTTCTTCGCCTTCTACTCGGTCAGAGAATTCATGGTCGCTTGTACGCTTATAATGTACCAATCGGTTCTCGCCAAGCAAAGCACCTGAGTTGCTCCACCCTAATTTATCAAGAGTAGGTTCTCGCTTAATTTCAATGTCACCAAATACTGTGTGGAAATTGGTTACTACCCAACCAACAGGATTTGTCTTTGTGGTTATTTGAATTTCGGGATGCTTTGAATAATCAATGCACTGAATCTGCTCAAGAAGGTTCTTACCTGCCAAGAGAATTGCGGTCTTAGGAACATCCTCTCCTGTAAAGAACATCTTTGCCAATGCTATAATCTTTTCAACGGTCCACTTGCCTGTATGCTGCAATTCACGCATAAACTGCCAACGAATGCCTTCAGCGCAATAAACCGTCTGTGCTCCCAATTTAGGTACGTTAACGGTAAACTTGCCCTTGCGACCTGCCCAAAGTGTACGATTACAACGTGTCTTAAAATTAGTGATGGCTTGTTCAGCGATGAGTGCTTGCGAGAACGGGATGTGCTTCTTCTGGCTTTCAAAATAGTCTGATACAATTTGGTTCATGCCTCGTTTTTGCAAGTACACTTCGCGTGGCTGAGGAACAATCAAATCGGGAGCAACTTCCTTCTGCGTTTCGTACAATGCGTTAGAAAGAATAACGATTTCAGTATTAGCAGGAATGGCAGGAACAGAGCAGAATGTTGAACCCACCATGCGCTTACCATTTACAGCGCGGCATACGGGATTACCATCTGAGTCACGACCTGTTACGAACAACATCAAATCCTTACCAGGAGTTGCGTTCTTTCCTTGCTCATCGTACCCCGAAACACCCTTTACAAGCAAAGTGCCATACTCTTGTGGAATGTTTTGCTCTGTACCATCAAGTGGCAGAGAAAAAGAACTTGCACTTGCACTCTCTTCTACAGCCTTGTTGGTCGTTACTGAAGACTTGGTTTCGTCTATCATATAGTGTTCGACCTCTGGCGAATTTACGTTCACCGTCTTCGCCTTGAGCATGAGCTGCATAAGGGGAGTATCATCACCCTTAAATGCAAAAAGTTCTGCATCAAGGTCTTGCTCAATAAAGTTTCCTGCGCCAACACCACCTGTTGCATTGGCTGCATTCGACACGGTTGTTGCTTGACCCGAAACTTGGGTTGACAAACCTGCTGAACCATTACTGAGGGTGATTGCAGCGTCTGAATTCATCTGAACGTTTTCTGTGATTTCTGCCATAGTTTTATAAAATTGTTCTGTTTATTTGTTATTGTTCTGTTTAATGAAGAGTGAACCACCCTTCATTCCTCCAGTAGCCATAGCCAAAGCTGATACGGTTGTCGCCACTCCTGGTAATTGGCTCCTTAGTCCTGTGCTTCCCTTACCAGCACTGACTTTGACTTCATTCGGGAATTGAATTGTTTCAAAATTCATCTCTATATAAGTCTGTGATTTATGCTTGTGATGCAAGGGCAAATATGCTTTGTTGAGTTGGTGAACGCTGTACTTTCCCGTTCTTGCCATTGAGCTGCGGTGTTCCGTCTCCCGATTTGGCTTTGCGCAATTTTTCCTCAATTTTAGCATTGCGTCCCTTTACTTCACCCTCTTGTTGTGCAGTAGCAATGTCTTGATTATAGTTCTGTGCGTTCATCACTAACTGCAAGGTTTCTGGACTAAATTTGCCCATCACTGCATCATCAACAATTTGAAAGAGTTGTTGAAACGCATTATCAATTTGCTCATCACTCCAACCATTTTGTTTTTGAGCATCAGCGAGAGTTTGTAACGACTCTTGTAAATTCGTTTCATACTCATTGTCAAGTTCCTTGCTCTTGTTGACTCTTTCAATGTACTCTCTGTTGGCTTTAGCTATTTCCTCCTGCCGTGCTGGGTCATCAGCAGCATCTACAATGTCTTTACCAAAAGTGCGTACAAGAGCCACAACGGGGTCGCTCCCATCTTTCCACTCCATCAAAAACGAGGTGGCACGAGGGTCAGTGGCAAACATATCGCCAATAGCTTGTTCGTTCTTCTGATAGTCCGCTAATCGTTTGTCGTAATCATCATAGTCATCACTAACTTGCCCAGCAAAAGCTTCATCATCGTCAAAGTTTTTGTCGGGATATTTTTTTGAAAGTCGCTCGCGTAGCATATCGCGTTTCGACTTTTTAGGAGGTGTTTCGCTTTGTGTTTCTGGTTGCGTAACTTCCTGTCCTTTTATTTCATCTTCCATAAGCATTCGTTTTATTCTTTGTAGCAAATTTAGTGGGTAAGTGAAATATAACTTCTTTATTTCCAACCTCGTTAAATGATTTTTTTTAATTTTGCACTTGTACAACACAATAACTTTTCATCTCATAATTATATGCGAGTGCTGCAAACGTAAAATTTGCAGTACTCGCCTTTTACTTTTTCATTTGCTTATGAAACACACTGGCTCATCATTCCCTTACAAAATGCAGCGTGAGAGGGAACTCGTTAAAGCATTTAAACAAGAGTTAGCTCAATGCAAGCATATTAGCATGAACAAGGTGTTTGAACGTGTGGTTAAACACCCTTGCTCACGTTTTTGGGTGAGCGAAGAGCGTGCTGCCATTGCTGTTTCGTCCATGTTGCGAGGGTGTGATGTGGTGTTTGCTAACGGAATGAAAAGGCAAATGTATCGTGAACTCTTTCGCCGTTACAACGAGATGCGAGCCCAAAACAAAGGGTTGCCCTTGTCGCGCATTATTTTTAGGATTGTCAATAGTCCTGCTCCACACTTTTACCTTTCAGCATCACAAGCTAAAATCATTATTAATGCAGCACGCAAACGGCATGTTGTGAAATGGTGAATGGAAAAGCTATATCACCGCTTCGGTTATTTTGTTCACTTTGTGCTTGGGTTTCATGCTAACTTTTCGCTCAACTACAATGGGCAGTGGCATTACCTTAAAGTTGTAGGCTATGTGCAGACCAATGGCACGTGTCATAAGCAAATCGTCATGTTTGCCAGCTATGGCACCATATGCGCCATTAGGCTTTTGCTCGTAAGTAAGGTATTCGTCAAGGCAGCGCGTGTCGCGTTCAACATACAAATGCTCACGCACCACTTTCACAAGGTTTGAAATTACCATGGGTTTGGTGGCTACATTGGTGTGAAAACCATACTTGCGTGGCGCGCCCTCACGAATTTCGTCTTCGCTCTGTTCGCGTGCATAAAGGTTGTCGTACACCTCTTTAATTTCGTAAAGAATGAATTGCGATTGGTCGCCATCAACCATGCGGTCTTTGTCTTTCGTTTCGAGCGTATTGCTTTCAACCACAAGCAAAGCATCGTCATACCACTTTGCTATTTGCGCTGCCTTCCATGCCAACAAGTCTATGTCGATGTGGCCATACCATTGTGCCACCACTTCGGGGCGTTCACCGCTCATAAGATATAGTCGGTCAATCACACAAATTACCGACCAGTCGGCCTTGGCAGACCGACCACCAATGTCTACTACAACAAGGTAGCGGTTTTTAATTTTTTCAAGTGGGTCAACTTCGGGTTTGTCCCAAACGAATAGCAATCCTGTTTTGTCGGGTGCAAACCTTACGTGTTGCAAAGCCTCTTTACCTTTATCGCCATCGGCATATACATCGCCCACATAACGCGGTGGTCGGCATGCAGGGCGGAATTGCTCAACAAGCAATTTGTCAAACACCTTGCAGCCTGAATAAACAAAGGCTTCGTTATCGTCAGTGGGGTACTCACTCGCCATGTCGCCATGGTCGGTATATTTTTTCCTTTCGTCAATGTACCACGCTATGGCTTCAAGGGTTGCGCCACATTGCCACAAGTACCACAAGTATTTTCCTGGTTCAGCACGATTGGTAGGGGAGTACACTTGGTTTTTTTGCGCTTCAAGGCTTTGTGCAAAATCACGTTTTGCCTTTTCGGTTTTAAACTCCTTTCGGTACAATTCGATTTGATACCACGCTATAAAGAGTGAACGAAATTGTGAGGTGCTTTCTTCACCTCTTCGTAGGTGTTCGTCACTCTCTTTTGCAGCATTGTATTCGCGTTCAAAAAAGTTGCCTGTGCCATTTGCCGTGCTTTCGTACACTATCATTGTCAGTGGCTTTAGGGTTATGCCAGAACAGGCTGAACGTACTACCTTTTCGGGCGAGCGATTGTCAGTAGGAGACCAAAGGCCCACCTCGGTGCAATGCACAAGACTATAAGCACCACCACGTGCCGACTCTGGCTTTTCATACGACCCAATTTTTATTTTGCAATTCCGCTGTGGTATGCGTTTAATGTTGCCACTATTACCCACAGCACTTTGTTTGGGTTCGTTAGGGTCAAACTCCTCACCAACGTTGTGCAGCATAGCGAGTGGGTACTCATTTATCATTTTGTCAAACATATCACGCACCTCGTATGAAGCATCTTTTACATGACCCACAATCAGCGAGTTCAATCCCTCCTTTTGCACCAACTGCAACCATGCCATATAAATTTGTGTGGCTGTTGAACCGCCCCATTGTCGAGCTTTGAGCAGTATTAAACGTATGGGTTGGTTGGCCAATCGCATTTGCTCAAATCGCGTAATGAGTATGCGTTGTGGGTAATTCAAACTAAAGTGAATGTCGTCGCCACCTAATTTGTTGCTGATTAACACATACATCACGGCCCAAAACGCAAAGTCATACTTGCACCTTATGCGCGTGAACGTTTGTATGATGTAGTCGGCTTCATTATTGCTGAACACGGCATCTTCGTTCAGTGTGTCGTAAAACTTGCGTATGCTGCCACATTCAGCTAATTGTTTCATAAACGGCTCTTTCATCATCTCTTTGGGTAACCATTGCTTTTTAATCGGGAAGTCCGTTATCGTAACAAGCACACGTTCAAGTATGCTACCCTCACCCGTAACGGGGTTGAAGGTTGCAAATAGTTGAGCATTTCGCTGCGCGTTTTCGTGCAATATGTCGTTCATGCTTGGCATCTTAATTTTATCCGTCAGTGTTTAGGCTCATCGTTGCATGTCGGTCATTCGTGGGGCAAAAGTAATGGTTGTTCCTTGCAAGGTTTCGTTCTGTTTAAATTCGGGGAGGAACAACATCAGTCGGTAGTATTTGTAGCCAGTCCCCCTAAACCCTCTAAGATAAATGTTTGAACTTGACCACACAGGCACCCAGTTGTAAAGGTCGTTACTGCCATAAAGTGCTTGCTTTACATCGTCCTTACTGCAAAAAACTCCTCTCTGAATAAGGCTATGCAGTGTTTTATGCACATCGGGATAGCCTAATTTAAATGGTCGCGTAATGAGGTAGGCTTTTTGCGCTTCAACCACTTTGTCTGACGAGTAGTTGTACACCTTATATTGCGTATTATCTTCGGCTGTACTCACCTCTTTCACCATTAAACACTCTTCGTACACATTCAAGTTACTATGAAAACCTTGTGTCATGATGCTCCACATGCCCGAAGCAGCTTCCATCACATACGAATAGTTATGCTTTTGGTTGTACACTATCAGTCGCCCATGAGGGTAGTCGTATGCAATTCGCGCTCCAGTTGTGAGGTAGGTATAAAGGTCAACCATTTGGGGGACTGCATCAAGGTGCAATACATTTGTGAAAGCCTTTTGTATAAATGTTGCTTGATGATTGCCTTTGCACGTGTCGTAATCATAAGTGGCAGTAGGGTCGGCAGGCAATAAGAGTTGACGCCCCTCACCGCCTAACGAAATTATGCCTTGTTTAGTTACAAACACAACGCTACTCTCCATGTTTGACACGCTATTGGCATCAGATAGAATGTCGTATGAAAAAGGTGAGCAATTTTGCAGCGTTCCGTCTGTCCCTACCCCAATAGCATACACACCATCTGTGCAGAAAGCATACAAAGGGTATTGGCCAAATTGGCCTTGGCTTACTGCACGCGAGTTGCTTGCAAGGGATAAAACAGTTCCTTCACCACATTGTGCGCTATTACCATCTTTAAAAACAAATGGGTTATTAACTTCTGAGATTTTTACTAAGTTTCTATTTTCTTCATAATCACGGTTAGGTAATGAATACAAATCATATCCAGGTTGTGTCTGTGTAGTATTAATGATGGCATTTTTTATTTCATTTTTCTCATTGAAACAATATGATACATTTAGAAAGTCACTCTGGTTAAGTTGTAGAACCAAAGCTTTAGCATTTACTACATTTGTAACTTCGGTATCACTACTAAGATTTGGTACAATTGATAACCTATCTGCCTTCGACTCTGGAATTGTTATAAATAAAGGAATGCGCAATGAAGAATTATTAAAGTCCTTTGATGTCGCACGAATTTTGCACTTAGAATATGAAGATGAGCGATATTCATTTACTTCAATGTTACCAATTTGCTTTTTATAGTTTCGCGTATCAAATAAGACTTCGCAAAAAGCACTACTAACATTTCCTGTGTTGATATCAATATACTTCTTATTTATGACGTCTGCATGTGAAGGTGTTGCCTCTGTAGATGTATTCTTTTCGGAATCTTCTACAAGTGGTGCTTCAATGCTTATGTCAAGGCCGCTCATGTGCATTTTCCTTATATTTGCAGCAACTAATCGTGAGTTGAAACTATATAACCTTGATGCTTGTATGTTTTGGCTTGAGAAAGAATTATCTGTTAATTGCGTTCCTTCTGTATAGTTTACAAGAGTCTGTTTGTCTTTTTCAATTATATTATTCCAATCCTTACAACCATCCAGATATTCGCGTATGGGGAAAGAACGAACCAAATAGAAATTTTGAATATCCTTAGCTTCTTTGTAGCCAAGTTTCTTCTTGAAAACTAATTTAAAATCACTATCATTTGCCCCGTCTAATTTGAGAGTTCTTTCAATATCTAATTCATCCGTATCTATTGTATACAAAGGCTTAGATACAAATATATCTATTGAAGCAATTAAGTCCTGCCATTTTCTTAGGTTGTTTAAATTGTTTGATATTTCTGTCGTAGTATCACCATCATTCTTACATTCTATTTGATATGCTTCAAATCCAACATAAGCTTCTTTAATGACATATTTTATAAACTTTGTTTTTTCGGTATCTGATGAACTTTCTTCTACTGCATCCTCATTCTTAACGATAAGAGTAGGGCTATCATTGGAAGGGAATACTAAAATCGGTGGTGATATATTGATATAATTACCATCATACATTTTCATTGCATATCTCAATACAACAGGGTACATAAAAAGACCTTTTTTATCAAGTTCTTTCTTTGTCGAATTTACAGCTGACAGTATAAAGTTTTCTGCTATTTCAAAATTACCTTTTGTTCCTGCAGTAGATTTATTATTGTTGCCCAAACTGGATCTTGATAATCCAATAGACATTTCTTTGCTTGAATAACGAACAAAGTAAATGGGAATGCCACCCTTATATATAGTGTCAGAAATAGCCAAAACTGTATTGCAACCTGCATCCGTCCACCCTCTAAATCCGTGATTATATAAGGCTGTCTTGTAATCTGTATTACCTCCTGCCCATTCTTTACTTCTTAGATTTTGTCTTACTGCTTTAAAATGAATGTTTATGAAGTCTGGTAATCCTACAAGGTACAAATAACACGCTCCTTGAGACTGGTATACCAAATGGCATAATTTCCCTTCATTTACAAACGAAATGATTTTACCAGTTGCACATATATCATCAAACTTTTGCTCTGTCGCTATATCATCTTTTATTAAATTTTCGTCTCCTAATGTGTTGACATTCAATTCATAAGCAGATAATTTGTAAGTTGGGTTTATAGCACCATCACTTTCAAAACCTATAATGATAGTCTTATCCTCCACTTTATGCACGAACATTGGTTCGAATCCGTCCTTATGATACATAACATCTTTAGGTATTCTCACAGCATGATACCCACCATCCCTATACTCCGCATTTACAGCCAACTTCATCTCACCATCTTCGCTCTGGTAATCAGAAGGCTTGGATGTCATACCCTTGTATTCTATTCTCTGTTCCATGTCTATTCTTTTTTGTTGCTGCTATATTGCAATGCCATGCTCTTAAGTTTATCAGAGAGTGAAGCGGACACACTTGCAGTTGCTGCCACATCAACCTTTTGACTCTGTTGCTTTGGCACAACATATTGTGATAATTTCTCCATCACTGTTATGCGGTCCTTTGGTTCAAGTTGCTCAACATCTTGTGCAAAAAGTCCTTTTTCAAAATAGTCGCTCACACCGCTCGAAATACACTCGTATATAATTTGCTTGTAGGGTTTAGGCTTGTTGGGCGTACCTTTCACCCTACCTCCTGTTTTATATCCTCTTGCCATATCATTCTTTTTTTAAAAAGGTCGCAAAGGTCGTGTAAGCACACCTGTGCGCATGTTCACTTTTCGTTTTGCTTCGTCAAGCAATGTTTGTGCTTTAATTGCCCACTTTTCAGCAGCGTCCTTGTTGGTTATTGATAGCCAGTCGGCCAAAGCTGATGCCACAAAGTATTCATGAATAAGTTGCTCTAACAACTTGGCAGTAGTGTTTGAAAACTTTTGCGAAACATTCAATTCAATAACGTAAGTGTCGGATTCTTTAAACAAATCGTCTAACTGCATGTCATCTTCACACGGCTCTTTTGTGAAACGATACAATTCTTCAACGCAAATGGCATGCGCAAGGTCAAGCACACGTGTCACGCGGTCAACATTGCCGTCTTCAGTAATGTCAAAAACTTGGTGCTTTGTGTGCGCATCATCGGTCGGCATAACATCACCTTCAACATAACTCACATTTGCTATGTCGTAAAGTAGGGCTTCGCGGTCAAACAACAAAGTTACTTTGTGCTTAGCGTCAGAACTATTTGCGCTGCACTGGCAATTTGCAAGTTTTTCAATGCAGTCGGCAGGGCCTATAACATAGCCATAAGGCCCATAAATCATCTTTGTTTTATTCATATCGCAATTCGTTTTGTTGGGGTGGGGTTTGTTCGGGTGCATGAACACGTGTGGGCCGTATGCGTTTGTTCATGGCAGTGTGTAGTTCTAACAATGCTGCCTGTGCTGATTTAATGTAGGTTTCAGCTTCGGCTTTTGCAGGTGTTAGCAATAGCCACGTTGCAACTGCTCGGTCAGTCATGTAATTGTGCATGGCATGAGCAATGTCGCCACGAACTGAAAGGTTAAAGTTCATTGGCACGCGAAGCATCAAAAATAAGGTGTTATCTTCTTTCTCCTCGCTTTGCGCTGCTGGCTTACCTTGATAGCCAAACACGAGTGCATGCTTGATTTTGTTTCGCTCTTCTTGCTGCAAAATGTTGTCAGCATATCTGTTCGTCTCAACAAGATATTCGCTTAACTCATTTCGTAAACAAGCATACGACTCAGCGAATGAGCGCAAAATAGCGTCTTTGCGTTCATCGGTCAAGTCCTGCACCTTTGCTGCTTGTTCTGACGTTTCGTCTGTGCGCATTGCATCGCCTATGAGGTGCGCTTTTTGCTGCACATCGTACACAAGTTCGCTCATGTACAATTTTATCTCAATCGTTTGTTTTGCCATCTTGCTTATTCGTAATTAGTTTTTTTATACTTCACCTCGGTGGGTTGCTTGCGCATTGGGGCTGCACGCATGGTGCAAAGTTTTCGCATTGACAATAAATTTTTTGTTGCCGTTTGAATTTGTAATTCAGCGTCTTGCTTGTTAATGATTGAGAACCATTTGAAGAGCGCATAAGAATAAAAATACATCGTGGCTATATCTGTCAATCCAGCTATTTGTGACGTGTCAAAATTGCTCGGCAGTGTGAGCTTTATGCTTATTCCTGTATCGCTATTCGTTACATAAGGCTGATACGTGGCAAGCATAGATGAAAGGTCGGCTATGGCTTCGTTAATGCAACTTTTCAAAAACGTTTCATCAACTTCGGTTGTAGCTATTCGCTTGTAGGCTGTTTCGTCTTGCGCAACGAGTTTTGCTCCCTCGTAAGCAGTAAATTCATGCAGTTTGTTCAGCACATATTGTAATTGTATGGTAATTTCTTGTTGCATATTGTTTTGTGTTTTTATGCAAATATAAAGCACCTTGCGTTGATGGACTTTTTATTTCCGACTTTATATACTTCATTTTTTTAGAATATAATTTTGTTTTACAAAAAAATATAAATACATTTGCAATATAAAATATGTTATATGAGGATTATTGCAAGAAATAAAATTGTTGAATACTACACAAAGTTCAATGATTCTGAAACGGCTCTTGAAGAATGGTATCATAAAACAAAAAGGGCTGAATGGGATTGTTTTGCTGACGTAAAAGATACCTTTAATAGTGTTGACAATGTTGGAAATCAGCATTATGTGTTCAACATCAAAGGTAATAATTATCGTTTAATAGCTGTTATAAAATTCACCATCAAAACCATATTCATACGATTTATTGGAACACATCGTGAATATGATAAAATAAACGCTACAATCATCTGATAACATGACTATGATTAAGAATAAAGTGGCTTACGAAGCTGCTATGAAAAGAATAGAAGAACTCTTACCATTGGTGAACGATGATACTCCAAAGACGGATAAAAATTTAATAGAATTAGATTTGCTATCAAACCTTGTTTCGGAGTATGAGGAAGAACACTATCCCATCAAACAGCCATCGCTTGTTGATGTCTTAAAATTGAGAATATATGAAATGGGATTAAACCAAAAGAAACTTTCAGAGTTGTTAGGTGTTAGCCCCTCGCGCATCAGTGATTATTTGTCAGGGCGTTGTGAACCCACACTTAACATTGCACGCAAGATGAGCCAACAACTAAACATTGATGCCAATATCATTCTTGGTGTGTAAAAAGTTTAAATTGAAGTCGGCAGCACGGCTCCTATGTTGGAGGGTGTTGCCGACTTTTCATGTGTTTAAGCTATTTTTTTTGAGGTTTGTTTTGCTTTGCAATATCCATGATACGTTTGACTATATCTTTGCGCATCTCAATGGTCTTGTTGCTTCTTTCTTCAGCTTTTTTGGGGTCATTTGAATAGTCTTGCATCCAAAGGTTGTAAAGTTCTTTCATTTCTTTATCTTCTGAATTAACAACTCCCTTTGTCGCTTCTATCACTTTTACGGCTTGCTTTTGAATGTCAACTTGTTGCTGCTGCAACTCTTTGTATTTGTCGCTATTAGGGTCAGTTACAGACATTGCCTTTCGCACAGCACTTAGTTGTTTATTATATGAGTCCATCATAGTTGCGCTAAAGCCTTCGGGCGAATACATTAAATCATAAAACTTTGACTTGTACTCTGGGGCCTGCAATTCCTTTTTGTAAAGCGAAAGCAGTTCTTTCGTCTTTTGATATTCATCGTTGTATTTATAAAACTTGCTGGTGATGGCTCTGTCTTTGGTTCTTTCGTCAGATGTTTTATAGAAAGAATTAATGATTGGCACATTTTTCAGTTCACGATTATCTTCATTAAAAGGCATTGAAGCTACCTTCATCGTTTGGAACACGAACTTACCTAATCCGCCAAAATAGCCTTCAAACAAGTGCTGAATTTTAGCAGGGTTCACGTCCATCACTCCAACATTTGCTTTCTTTACATCGTCACCTCCACCCAATTCATTCAGCAAGCGACTTGCCCACACAAGAGCTTGATTAGTACCCTTGTAGGCTTTCGTCCATTCGGGTCGGTTTTTGTTGTATTCAGCGTCTTTGTAAATGGGTGTGCCTGTGTAATCCTTATTTGTAACGTATGCTTCAACTATGGGCTTTGCGTAACTTGGCACAAATGAGGTTAAGCTGCCACCGCCCTCCATAAAGTCAACGGGGAATAATTGTGACACTTGTTCAAGCATTTTGGTAGCGATTTCAGTGGTAGTGTATTCCTCATTGCCCGAAAGCACACTTTGCGCCAACTCTCCTAAGCCATAAAAAGCACGCAACTCAATTGGCAATGGAATTGTTACCCACCCCTTGCCAGTGTAGAAGCACAGATTGTTTCTGCGTACCCAATCGGGCAAGTCGTAATAGTTTGTATCGTCATCGCCACTGCCTTGTGAAAGAGCTGCCATCAGCATAGGAAGTGCTGTTCCTATGGCAAAGTACAAACCTGCAACTGCAAGTGTTTTGCCTTTACTCTTTCCAAAAGTTCGGCTTACGTTTGACAAACCTTGAACTCCTGCATTCCAGAACACGTACAACTCTTTTGCACTTTGCGACATGTAGGCTTGCATAACGTTTAGTCGGTTTCCGTCCTCCCATTTGCCTGCTGCCTTTGCGCCAGCACCTTTTTTGTTGAAGTTAACTGAAATCTCCTTAGCGTCCCAAATTGATTTTTCAATGCTGCGTCCCATTTCACGGCTTGTTCTGTAAGCTGCAAATCGGCTTGTGTTTTCGGCCCATGTTCCAAGGTAATTGATTAAATTGTCAAGGAACTTCAACCACGACTTCGGATTCCAACCACTGCGTCTAATTTCTTTCAGTGCCTTTGCAATCATGTTTTTATAATCGTCAACACTGTGCAAGAAGGTATAACCTGTTTCACCACCATTTTCAATAAACTCTTGATACATTCGGTCAACTTTGTCGTTCATGTTAAGTGTTCCCTTGCGTTGCCTTGTTATCAAACCGAACAAGGTGTAAAGACTTTTGCCCCAATTTTTATTGAACTTCCACGCATACGCTGGCGACTCCTTGGCCCAAACCATGCTGTTTGCATAAAAGCTATCGCGTGACAAGTTGCTAAGAATGAAAGCTGGGTTCTTTTGCGTGAACATAGCTGCCATGAAATGATTTGTTGACTGGAAGAATTTAATGAACGGATTATCCGTGCTGTCAGGATTGGTCTGCCCATTCAATGCTTGCGCTGCTTCGGGGTTGCCGTTTATTGTTAGCACATAATCTTTACCTTGCATTTTTACATGCACTTGGTGTTCGTTGATGTTCTTACCCACCACCTTGTATTGAATGTCATGAGCTTCGCTCGCCTTTTTGTACTCATCTGGCTTTTGTTGGCATAAGGTTTCCATTCGTTGATTGAATGCTTCGACCTTTTGCGCAACAGCATTCGCATCGTTATGCTCATCAAACTCGGCAAAAACAGGTTTCCACTCTTGCGTTGCAGCATCATAGTGCAAGTAAAGTTGGTCAACGCTCACTGCATCACTTGGGTGGTTCAACACCATTTTTAAAAAGTGTTGTTTCATCTGGTTGCGATTGCCTTGCATAATGGCAGACTCGGCCATGTTGCCAATCGTTGCTATGGGGTCGTCAGCCTTACTCTTACGACCTTTTGCGCTACGTATGCCACCGCCAAATTGGCCTTTTGCATTGCCAAAGTAGTTGTACACCTCGTCACTTGTTACATCGTCAAAACCACGCAAAGGAATGTAGTTTTTAAACATATCAAGTGTGTGGTGATACACCTCGTCTGTCAAAAGTCCACTTTCATATTGCTTTGTGAGCGAAGCCTTTGTGGCAGCATTCGTTCTGTTCCACAATTCAGATGTGTCGTATTTTTTCTCAAAGTTTGATGAGGAGTTTTCAGCTATACGTTCTGCTTCGTTCACCATCTCTTTATTTAGTTTCGCAATTTTTATTCTGATACTTTTTTTCGTTGCATCATCTCGTTCATTGTTTAACTGCTCTTTGAGTGTAGCTATTTGGTCTTGATAGCTCTTTATACTTGGGTCGTCTGTCGTAAGTTCGGTAAGGCCCGAATAATCTTTGCTCCTGTACTTTTTGTAACTGGGTGCGTACTTCTCTCTTATGGCCGTGTCGTTTGCCTTATAATCGTCCCAACTGATTTTGCCACTTTCAAAGTCTGTTTTGTTCTGTTGTGCAGTTGCATCGTTTTTATAAGCCTTCCATGCTGCTGACATCTTTTGCTTATCGTTGGCAAAATCATGTTTCAAGGCATCTCTAAATGCAAGCACTTCATTTCGCTCCAATCCGTGTTTTGCCATCATGTAGTTAGTCACTTGCTCGTGAATAGCACCTTTGTCAAGCAACTCTTGTTCGGCATCAAGCAGGTCTTTATAGAACGACTTTTTGTACGTTTCCATCTCGGCAAGGTTGGTCGAACTCATTCGGTTCTCGGCCATGTAGGCATTCTCCCAATCTTTCAAATCTTTTTCGTTGGGTACAATCGCGTCTTGCAACAATTTTAGTCCCGACATGCTATCCACCCATGCAAGGTTCATTTTATGCTTTGCCGTGTTTACGCTTCGTTCATATTCATCGCGTGCGCTTTTGCGTTCTCTCTCTTCGCGGTAGTATAAGTTCTGCTCACGTGTTTTTGCGTCAACCGCTTTAGGTTCGGCAAAGTCGCCTACCTTTAAGTGTTGTTGTCGCCACGTGTCTTCGGCCACTTGATAGATGTTGCGTGCAGGGCCTTCAGTCAAGTTTTTCCAACTGCGCCACAAAAGGTAACGTAAGTCATTATCGCTAAGTGTTGTTCCGCTAAAGCCAGCAAAGCCTAACTTATGAAGCATTTTAAGGAATGCAAGTTTTAGTTGATGCCACCATCGTTTGTTCACATTTTTGAAAGTTCCGTCCTCGGCCATACTTGCCATATATTCCTCTGTGGCTTTTCGCATATCCCAACCATATTTGGCTGAATTATGGGCTATTTGGCTGCGTGTGGCTTTGTCAGCATTTTTGAAAACGAAGTCAATGAACTCATTCATTTTCTCTTTACCGACAAGTTCTCTTAAGCCATAATGCCCTACGGCTTCATGTAGCATGGTGTTAACAACATCGGCTCGGCCATTATGGTTAGGCAGCACAATGGTGATGCGCCCTGTTTGAGGGTCGTACCACCCTTTTGCATTCTTTTTGCGTCCCGTCAGTCCATCGGTTGAAGTCAGCACATCTACGTTATCGCCCACATTCATTTCATCGGCAATTCCCTTGGCCGTTTGAGCCATTTCATTATTTACCTCTTCAACTGTAAAGGGGGCTTTGGGAATATCTCGGAAATGTTGTGTGGTGTCAGAAAAATCCGTACCTTTGCCATGTCCATCAAGAGCAGAAAAATCGGAACTGGCGGGTTCTCTGTTTGGAGAATGACTGATGGAGGTAATTTCGTCCTCCGATGGACGTTCTATAGCCACACTTGGTAAAGCCTTGTGTGGCTCTTTTTTTCTGTGGTTTAATGTTTTATGAATCACTAATTTCCCATTTTCAACATCTACACTGATTGTTTCACTTTTGTAGTTATCATATTTTTTTACAAATATGAGTGAAGTTCTATCCTTACGATTATCTAATCTTACTACATCAGGGTAATCAAGTATATCTTGAATTTGCTCATAGCTTTCAACGGGTTCTTCCGCATGATGATTTACCGCATGGTCTATCATGTAGCCCATACCACAATACACAGCATTGTTCTCAAAGCCATTACCAAGATATTTTAAATAACCAGATGGAACAATTGCAATAGGTTCAAGTTCGTTTCCAAAATTCTTAAATATATCTTCTCGCGTTTTACCTTTGGCCCATTGCAAGTTTTCTTTTGATAACCATTCTGATACACGCTTTTTCATAGATGCCTTAGGACTTTTTCCATCTCTAAACAGCACGTCATCACTACCATGAACGGCTTCACCAAAGGCACGTTTGCGGTCGCCTTCAACTTGTGGATCATAATCATAAAGCTTTATCCCAGCCTTTTCCAAACCGCTACGTACATCTGCACTAAGGTTATTAGGAACAACTGCTGCTGCAAACTCGTCAAGGGTAACAGGACGTTCAAACTTCGTTTCAAAGTACATGGCTGGACGTTCCTCACGAATGGATTTTACCATATCTTTAAGTTGTTGAACATCCTCTTCTGAAAGTTCTACACCATATTCTTTCTTCGCAAATTCTTTCGGATCCTTTTGCAGAGCTGTTTCTTCCAAACGATAATACCCAACATCATAATCATCAATGTTTGAATTGGGGTTCAGTACATCTGCTAAACGATTATATACTTCGCTCCATTTTTCAGTAAAAGCATCCACATCATCATGATTCGACGTAAGGTTCTGTTTGCGTGCCTTTATGCCTTTCAAAGTACCACTACTTTGCATAATAGTTGCTGCGAAATTATTAAACGATGCACCAAAACCCTCCGAACCATTAAGCCCTTTTCGCTTCATGATTCTTGATACATTCACCAAATTGTTATCAACATATTTTCTTTTTCCACTCGGAGTGAAACCATCAAAAATAACCTCTTTTGCATTATACCTATTTGAAAGATTATTCACCCATGCTTCAAAGTCTTTTTGCAAACCATTTTCTTTAATATAATCTCTCGCTTTTTGCATGGTTGCAAAATCCAAGGGTTTACCCGCATTCTTTTCATCACGGGAAAGGTCGTCTACAAAGCGGCATAAAGCATCAAGGTCGTAGCCTTTCTGCTTCATATAATCCACACGAAGTTGTCTGTCTTTTAAAAAGGTCGATTTTGGATGTTTGGCAATAGCTGCTTCAAGCTTGTGGATTTTCTCTTGAAGATTGGCCGCATATTCATCCATATTACCACCAAACTTTTCCCTTACATATATAGAGAGAATAGCTTTACGTTCTTCCTCAGACGCATCTAAGAAACTTCCTTTGCCCGCAAGTACATCATTTACTTCTTTATGCAAACTTTCGGGAAATTCTCTTTCTGATACTACTATGTTGGGGGCTTTACCTTGCTCCATTAAATACAAATAGGACAAATCATCTGTACCTCTTCCATCCATAAAACTATCAATCGCATTGCGAGTCATTCGTTTCATCACATCAGGAACAGACTCTATATCCTTCATTGCCCTTTCTGAACCCCCCTTACCAAATATTCTTTCTACTTGTGGATAAGTGGGGGTCCAAGCATCACCAAAGAAAGTACCAGCATTCCGCCCCGTACGTTTGGCGACCATTTGAGAAGGTAATATCAACGATATTTCACCATAACCACTATGGCCTTGTTTTTCCGTATCAATCACAGCCACGCTCGGATTAGCCAAACCTCCTAACTTTAAGGCTTTGCGCAATTTGTCTTCTGTGATGTTGTGAACACCTGCTAAAGTCTTATCGCCATTTCCATTTTCACCCTTACCTCGTTCTAAATGTTCTGAACCATCTTTCAGCGAATAGCGAACATTGTCAATCTCTTTCACGTTTTTCGTGTCGCCAAACTTTCGTGGGTCAACTCCATTGAGCAAATCCTTCATCACTTGGTCGGCAACCTGCTCTGCACTGGTGTAGTGAATGTGAAGGAAATCGGCCACTGCCTTCCAGAACTTTTCAATGGCTTGCTTTACACGATGCATAGCATTCATGGCAGTGGCTTTGTCAAACACATTGCCATTGCTTTTAGCTATATCATCCATCTCCTTACGCAAACGCTCTGCACCTTTGCGACCTGAATAAGTGGCTAACACTTCATCGGCTATCTCATCATCTGACTTTAGTTCTGGATAGAGTTTCTTCACTTCTTCCCATACTGATGTGCCTTTCATTAAGCCTATCACATTCTGCCATTCCTTTGCGTTATTTGCTTTCAATGCACTCGCCCATAGGTGCGCATATTCATGCACTGGAGTTTCACTCGTTGCCACCTTGGGGTCTATATAGATTTTTCCACCTATTGTAAAACCATAAGCCTCGCCATTCTTTGTTTTGAAGAACCTCACGTGATCTGTTATCTTCGCGTCATTCTCGTTGAAGATAACGTAGTTCTTGGCGCCATCCTCACGGCCACCACGTATGTAGTCAGCGGGATATTTAATACCCGTGAGGCCTATCTCCGACAACGCTTTCGACGCTTCCTTGTCAGAGCCAAGAGCCTCCTGCAATTCCGCATACAAATCAGCTCCTGTCGCATTTGGGTTCAAAACAACGGTGCTTTTTCCTTTCTCATATCTGGCAGGGCTATCCTGCACCCTCTCAAAACCATTACTCTCCAAAAAAGAGCCTACGTCTTTCAGTAAAGATTCAGCAGGGTGACCATTCCAATCCAGATAATTCTTACCTTTGTCGTCGGGATTTTCTACGGTATAAAGCATTCTTAGTTCATCATTCCAATACATATCGTAATCATGTGCAATGCTTTCCGCATAGTCCATCATGGATGATTCAACATCTTGTGCAAACTGCTCACGATCATCCTCATCATCCAAATTGAAATCATCTACGTCGCTAAACGACTGAAATTCCTCTTCATGGCTCTTAAAATAATCCTTGAATTGTTCAAGCACTTTTTTATCTCTTGGAATAGTAAAGTCCTCAAAACTGCCAGCCCCATCGTATATTACTCCAAACTCGCAATCAATATTGCCAAATCTTGCAAGAGTTTTACTTGCTATTTCCTCATTCGCATTTTCCCTTTCGTATTCATTATCTTCAGCAACTCCAGGATTCTGCTCCGCATAAGTTCTGCCAATTCCCTCAACTTCCGTTACATAAGTGCCCCAGCCGTATGCTTGCGCACCTTCGCCCTCGCCCATGTGGCTATGGTCAAAATGGTCGAAGTCAGCACCGCTGCCGTGGTAAACGCGTTGCTCACGAATCATGTCTTCGTTTACCTCTTCACGTTCTGCAAGCCCCGTTGTATCTTTAAAATCTCCACTATAAAGAGATTGCTGAATAGAACGTACAATTTCAGCTAAAGGTTTCCCCTCTGCCCTTCTTAACTTTATAGAATCGTAATAATACTCAATAATATGAGCATTACCATCGTTCTTTATCTTTTCATTAGGCTTTGGAGATATAACTATGCTAATACCATTATCACGGCCATTATAGTCAAAGCCCGACACATGTGCATTATGATTTGCAAGACGGATAGTTACTACTATCCCATTTTTTGTTTCAAATGTTGCATATTCGCTGCCGCTTCCCAAACGTTTCGCACCAAGAGCCTTAGCCACGTCACCGATAAAAGTTTTAGGCTGCGTTGCAGATTTATCTAATTTATTAGCAAGTTCATCTACATTTTTCAGTACCTTTGCACCATCAGCACTTGAAACGACAGTTAATGACCTTGGATTATTTCCAAGAGAGGCGGTTTCAAGTGCTCTTTTTTGTTTAGCACTTAACCTTACACCTCTTCTATTCGCCATATCAAGCACACTCTGTCCTTCAGCCTCGTCAGTAATTACGTCCATGCCATTCTCGCGCAAATGGTCTATCACTGCTTCACGCAAAACGATCTCTTCCTTTGATGGTTGGGTGGCTTTATTCGCCTTTTGATAACGTTCGTCTGTTTCGCTTGAATTAAAACGTCTTGAAGGTGAAATTATATTGCCTTCATCATCGCGAGTAATAACATCAAGCAACTTACGATTGTTCTTTGTGTTTTTATACGCAAAATCTGTGTCGTTTGCATAATCTTCCTCACGACCATATCCCCATTCGGCAATATCGTTACCATCAAACCACACTTCATCAACAGGCACTTCTTGCTCTATAATACGATAATCCTTTCCCCAACCATGAATTTCAGCATTATCAATAGCATACTTTTTACTTGGGGTTATCCAATCTCCATTTCTAAATTTACCCTCTTTCACTGAAGACGGAACACTTCTGTACATAGTAATGGTCTTGCGTTTACTATCTATCGCTTTTCGTACATTTTCAATGGCTTCCTTACGCATATCATCAGCATGACGATATGACGCATCGTTTGTCAATTCTTCCAAATTGCCACCATCAACACCATTATCTATGTAGTCTCCAAGTGTACTCTCTCCTTCAAATTCTTCATTATTCCATGCTTCTTTACGTTCTTCTTTTGTAACAAAATAGCCATTACCATAGGGCGCAGCACCATTGAAAGCTGATGTTCCTTGATAATCTGAACCAACCGAATATCCTGCACGTTTTGCCATTTCGTTCACAATGCGTTGCGCTTCTTCCATGTCACCGCGCTCAACAGCAGCAAAGTATTCAGCGTCCATGGCTGTATCATCTTCTACCTTTTGCATACGAATGGTATCATTCTTCTTCACCTCGGCATATTCGCTAAAAGGCTTTGTTTTGCGGTTACTTTCGTTGAGCCACTTTTTAAAGTCCTCTTTGCTCACCTCGGTAATTGTGCCAAGGCCTTTCCAACCCTTTTCATAGTTGGCAAGGTAGGCAGCTTTGGCTTCATCGGCTGAATTAAAGCCATACATCACCTTGTGTTCGTCAAACTTGCCCGTTTCGGGGTCAATTTGGTCAACCACATACACCTTGCCTTGTTCGGGGTTGTCAGAAAGGAATACATCAATGTGGTCGCCATCAACACTCTTTGTGCCACGAATGTAGCCATAGGTGTTCTGCATCGTCTGCGTCCACTTACGGCCACGACTATCCTCACCACTGCGCACACTCCCTTTGGGTTGTTCAATGGTGATGTTGTGGCCATCAATGCGTACATGGCCCTTTTTATAGTTTCCTGCTTCCTTTTGCTTGTCAGTGGGAGAAGTGTTTACCGCTGCTTCGGCTGTGGCAATTTCATCATTTTTCTCTTCTGTTCGTCCGTTATTATCCAACGTTCTTGGTTCGCCTTCTGCATGGCCTGTGCCAACATCATTGCTTTGTTTGCTGCTTTGGTTTCTTTGGCCTTGTCCGTCTGCAAGGGACGTGGCTGTTGTATTGTATTCTCGTCCATTGTTTAATGCTTTGTTTACTTCGTTAATAATTTCGGTTTTGCTCTTTACACCACCCACAAACATATCGCCTATGCCTTGGGCAGCATCAGTGGCTTGCTCGTTGTAAAAAGCAATCACCTTTTTAAGTTGTGTGCTACGACCATCGTTCAACACATCGGCCAACATCATCACGGCCATGTTGTTAAAGTCTGCCACAGTTGCCCCTTCATCGTATTCAAACAAATTGCCTTGGTGGGCAAAGTAGCTCACGTGTTGACCCAACTTGTAGCCAGCCTTACGCGCTCTGTACACTAAGTTCACCGCTTCGGCCAATTCGTTTGAAAGGTTATAGCCACCGCCCAAACGATTGTTTTGCACAATGTCCTGCAAGGCAGTCATAACCGCTTGGCGCATGCTCTTTACCTCGGTAATTTGGCGCACTGCATCGGGGTTGGCTTGGAACACCTTGCCAATCATTACCCCCTCAATCATACTTTGGCCAGCTTCGCTCAACTTACCACCATCAAACAGGTGGGCCATTTCGGTTTGCGGAATGATGTCAGCTTCGGCCAACTGCTTAACTACGGCATAAGTAGCATTGTCGTCAGCATAAAATTCGCCTAACGTGTCGTACTTGCTAACCATGTCCATTATACGGCCAAAGAGCGCATCATTCACTACTTTGCCCATTTTAACGGCCATCTCTGTATTGTTCTGGCTCTTTTGCTCACGTTGGTTAAACTTTGCAAAGGTGTCGGCGTTGTAAGGCATAGCTTCATTAGGAACAAACACCACACGTGGGTGCTTAAAACCATTCACTTGCTCTGGTGTAAAGCCAAACTTATTAGCATGCGAATGAAGGTAATCAACATATTTTGTGTCAGTTCCATCTTGTGCAGCCAGTTCGCCAGCCATTGTGCGTCCGTTGCCCGAAAGCACCACACCCTCTTGGCTCACCACCACAGGCGACTGCAAGGCACGTTGGTCATAATCAGTGGCCATACTGCGTGTAACTTGTTGCGCTTCTTGGTCGCGTTTGTAGTCGCGGTCGTTCACACTCTGCCCATTCTCGTCAATAGGGAAGCCTTCGGTTTCGGCAAAGCCATTAGTGGCTTGATGCGAAGCACTTGCAGCCCCACTCTCGGTCAGCACATAGTGTCCCTTAACCACCTCGCCATTAGGCAAAGTAATTTCATCGGCATCGCCATTCTCCTTTTTAGCTGCGTTCCATTTATCACGAATAGTAGGAGCTACGGCATTGCTGCCCAACTCGGCTTGTTCAGTGGCCTTGCGTGCATCATCCTGCATGCGTTGTTGCTCCTCGACCACGGCTTGCTCGTGCAAAGCTTTATCTTTTTCGTCACGAGCATGTCTTTCAGCGAGCAACACCTTGTCGTGTTCTGCTTTCACGCTCTGCCAATAGTCAACGGCCTTTTGAGCATCTTCAACATGGGTTGTGTAGGCTTCTTTCGCTTCCTTATATGCAGCTATGCTTGTACCCATTTTAGGTTTACCATTCTTCACCTTATCAAGGTTCTTCTGCGCTTCGGCAAGTTTGTTGTTCACAAACTCTCGTCCCTCTTCTGCATCAAGTCCACTCTCGCTAAATATGTAGTCAAATCCACGTTTCGGGGTAGTAGTAAGCCAGTCCTCCGTTAGCACAGCATTCTTGCCCTTACCCACTGTGTGCATGGGCATAGGCTCATTTTGTGTGGCTTCGGCTTGCGCGGTTGCTGATTGTTCCGTAACTTTGTCGGCAAAGGAATTGTTGGGTGCAGCAAGCTCTGACCCATTTACACCATGAGAGGCTGACGTGGGATTGGTGGCAATTCCTTTTTCTTCTTTTGTTCTATTATAGTCAATTGCGGTAACGACCCAATTTTTCTTTTCACCATCAAAGTCTTTTCTGATAGCTACGCGATACCCGTCTTTTGATACTACATATCTCATTTGACCATTTTGTATCACCTCGCCATCTTTCAAGACTTCTTCTATTTTTTCAATAGCTTTTTCAGGTGTTTCAAAATCCTTACCTTCACCTACGTGTTTTGTGATGATGTGCGACAAACCGCCATTTTCATTCCCCCACACAAGGTCAATATCCCCAACCTCATCGCGGTGGAACACACCAAGCAAATCGCCACTCTTGTGCTTCATCAAGAAGTCAAAAGCAGCCTTTACTTTTCCTTTGAATTGGTCATAGATATTACCGAACACACCTTTGCCAATAGGTTGCGGTTCTTGTTCGGTGTCCGTTTCGTTACTTGCTTCTTTCGTCTTGTTTTCATCTTTACTCCAAATATGCTCCCCATTGTTATAGACATTTTGAATCACATTGTCTAACTCTCGTTTAGAGTATCTTAAAACACGGCCATCATCAGTAACGATTTCAACCTCGTCACTTGCATCACGACTATTTACCTTACCTCGTATATTCTCATCATTATCAGGGTCATTCAGTTCAACCTCATCACCATAATGCAACTCTGGCTTTTGTTGTGTGTTCTCTTCATTCGAAGCTAAAATCTCTGCATCGCCACTCTTCAACTTTTTGTCAAGTGCAGAACGGGTCCAATGAAAATCCTTTCCATTTTCGTCAATCAGTTCAACACGGCTATCGTCCACCTTACCAATGGTGTATTCATTGCCATTTATCGAAACACGTAGGCCCTCTGCAAGGGTAGGTGCTTCGGTTGCATTCTCTGTTCCTTCAGTAGGTTCATTTGTATTTTCACTATTGTCGCTTTCAGTTCCATGCACATAAACTTCAGTATCGTGCTTAAAGCCATCACGTACCCATTGTCTGTAAGTGTCAATAGGCAATTCAATAGTACGTCCGTCCTCTGTTTTAACTACAACCGATTTAGGCTGCGCTGCAACACCACGTGTGTCGTCCTTAGTACTTTCTTCATATTTAATGCCCTCAATGGTAGCCACTCCTCGGCTCTTACCATCGTAAAGCACCACTTGGTCGTTTGGTTCGGGTAACGTTTTACCATTAACTATGCTATTGTGTATGCCTTCATAATTTAAGTCAACTAAATCAGCATTTTTTTGTTTCAACTCGTGGGCATCAGTCTGCTGTATAATTGTAACTTGTTTGGGCGAAAGTGAAGCAACACGGCCATCTTCGGTATAACGAACCACAACCATGTCTGTATTGTTCGAGCTATCAGCATTGCCACTAATCACATAACATTCGCGTCCCATATCATCAGTGGCTCGCTCAATCATACCACTATCTTTGTTGGTGGCAGCATCTACTTTTGCATCAAGTTTTTGAACGGCTTCAAGTTGCGAAGTAATTAACGACTCCGACACACCTCGTTGCATAGATAGGGCTGTACAATAGTGGTCTATTGCACGCTTAATCGGTTCTATGTTAGTGGCATTTACGCTTTGTCCATTGGGCAAATTGGCTTTTCCATTATCAACAAATTGTTGTGTAAGTTCTTCATAAATTTGTCCCAACGATTTGTTTGTGTCAGCAAACAAAGCATCAACCTGTTCGGGTCTAATACCGAGTAAGTTAGCCAAAGTATTTCGGCTTGCATCAAGGCTTTCACGCATTTGTGCCATTTGGTCAGGACTTTTCACTTGCGTGCCTGCTATGTAAGCATCGTTATAGCGAATGTCAAACTCATTCGGTTTGCTCTTTTCGTTACCAACCTTGGCAAACAAGTCAAATGCTTGCAAAGTCTTTCGCGTGGCAATGTATTGCGATATGGTTTCACGCTGTGGCTTTGAAAGGTTCTCGTTAGCCAATACACCATTTTGATAGGCTTGCAAGTTTTTGTCGTTGTCAATCAATCGGTCAACATCGGCTTTTATGCCATTCCAGTCCGTTTCACCCCATGCAGCACTCCCTTGCGCGTCATATTGTGCAAGGCTTTTATTTAAATTGCTCTTTTGATTGTAGTAGCCAACAGTTCCAACAAGGTTGTTTTGAGCCACCAAATAAGCATTGCTAACGAATGCGCCCCATAGTTTGTCAAGTTGGTCAGACTTAATATCGTCCCAACTTACATCTCCAACCGTCATAGCATTCAGCATTTCGCTAAGGTTGGTTTGTGCATAAAAGGTGAGAGTGCCACCCATACCAGCACGTTTTAGGTTGCCACTCACATATTTACCCACTTCGGTTGCAGCCTTACCAACATTGGCAGCTTTGCTAAAAGTTTCGGTTATGCGTGCAAATGAGGACCCGTCAATAAATCGGCCAACACTTTTGTTCCATGCACCTTTGGCCACGTTTGCTACCTTACCATCAACATATTTTGAAAATGGCATAAACACTTCGCCTACACGCATACCGACCCATTGCGACCACTCTCGCAACATAGTGTCTGCTTCAACCTTTCCATCGGGGTCCTGGTTCATGTGGGTAAAAGGTTGGTCGTTCACCTTTATGCCTTCACGATTAATCTCCACCACATTAGCTTGCCCTGTGCGGTTGTTCGTTACGTTAGCAATAGCGTGTGGCACTGAAAGCACTACACCTTCAACACTACCTTGTGCAGCCTTGCCTACTATGGTCGAAACCCCATTGGCCACTCCTAAACGGCCAGCCACATAGCCAGCAGCACCGCCTATGCCACCTTCACGCATGGCTTGACGTGTACCCTCAGCAAGGGTGGTTTGCACCAGTTCTTTTGCGCCTAATCGCTTTGCTGTATTGGGCATATAGCGCAATGTGGCCTTTTTAACAAGTCCACGCATACCGCCTGTTAGAATTTTACCAACAGCCTCTGTGCCTTTAAACAATGGCAGTCCTGCTTGAATACCGAATTGAGTTAAACCACCTAAAGAATATCCCGTTCCATAATAGTCTAACTTTTGTCTGTACTCTTCGGCCATATTGTCTAACTGAATGGCAGTAGCTATCACTTTCTTAGCATTTGCTTCGCCACCAAACTTTTCAATCAAGTCTTTGGGCGGATTGTTGGCTATTTTGTTCAATGATACAGCATCAGCCACACCAAGCAACCCAAATGTTAAGCCATTCAAGTCTGTCAATCCGTTCCAAAACTGCAAGGCTGCACTATAATTGCGTTTTTCAAGGTAACGTGGCGCAACCTCTAAAAACTTTTCGTAACGGCGGATAACAGAACGTATGCCATTATCCTCTTCCACACCTTTGCCCATTATGCTAAAACGCAATTTTGTATTAAGGTCATGGCTTATTCCATTTAGCACATTAAGCGTCCGCTCGGCTTGCTTCATTACTGCTTGCGTCCGTTCTTTATCAGTGAGCATGTTGTATTGCTCATTCATTTGCTTGCGGTTATGCTTCAAAAACTCCACCTCTTCGTTCTGCCCATTGCCAACACTATAATAGCTCACATTAGCTTGTCCTTTAAGCATTTGGTTGTAATAATCGGCTTCATCTTTGTAAGCTGCTTTTTGGCTCTCGCTTAAATCTTGCCACTTTGTAGTGTTGGCCCAAAATCTTTCGGGGTTGATGATGCTCGATGTTGAGTACACATCGCCTTGCGCTGGGTTCGATTTACTCTGTTCGTTTGATTGAAGCGACTCATTGTAGGCTCGTCTGTTATCGGCCACAGTGGCACGACCCGTGGTTTGCACCAAAGGTGTTTGAATTAAGCCTGCACGAGTAACAAGGTAAGGGTAACTTGCACCATTTATAATGCGAGGGTCGCCACTCTTAAAGTTATATTGCTCGTTGAGCCAGTCTGAAACGGAATTGCTACCACGGAACTTGCGTGCGTTACGTGTTCGTTCAACAAGATTGGTCCATTGCTTTGCTTCACTTTCAAGTTCGCTTTTATTCAGTGAGCGCAACTTTAATTGGGCAGTATAATCCAACCATTCAGGCATTTCGCCTCCATTGCTATAAAGATAGGCTGCATACCATTGGTAGTACTTATTCTTTTCTCTTGGCGAAGCATCAAGTATGGCATCAGTTGGGCGATAAGTATCATCAGTGGGAGCAGTCAAGGCTTCATAATCTCTGCGAATTTCGGGGTCTTTAATGTTGTACTGCAAGTCATACGTGCCTTTTGCTTGCTGCATGGCACGTAACGTAAACACATAGTCCTGGTTGTGAGGTATTGTCTTTCGGCTAAACGAAATGGGCCACACCTCTGTACCACTCTCCGACTGAAATGGTTGATTGCCTGTTTCAACTATTGCGTGGCCTTGTTGTTGCACTTTGGCTTGTTGCTGTGCAAGTTCTTTTTGAAAGGCATTAAATGCAGCAATTTCATCGGGGGCGTTTCTTCGCTTTACATTTTCCACCTCATTATTCCATCTCGCGTTGTATTGTTGCTCTGTTTGGCCAGTACTTAAGGTAGGCTTTATGTTGCGCCACGTCCACAACTTTTGTCGGTCATTAAGGCTCATAACTTGCTGCCGTGGTTGTGGCGCATTCATTGTGGCTTGCGGTGGCATTGCTTGCGATGAGCTTTGCTGATTATGCACTTGCGCTATCTGTTTATTGCCTTGCTCCGTTTGCCCAACTTTGCTCGTTATGGGGAGTGATTGCTGGAATTGTGCCTGTTGTGGTTGTTGTGGTTGCGGTTGATTAGGTTGAGCATTTGTGGGTTGTGAATGGTTAGCTTGCTCTGGCTTCACCTTGTCACCCATCATGTCCTTTTCAAACTGCTCAAACGTGCCAACATCATAATCCTCATGAATGGCATTCCATAAGTTTTTGCGTGCTTCGGCACTTTGCATACTCTTTTCAAACTGCTCGGCTGTGCCAAGGTCAAAGTCGCCTTTTAACGCTTCATATAAGTTTCTGCGGTTATTTTTATCCTCAATCTCGTTAATCATAATCAGTGTCCGTTAAATCCCTTTACTACTTTTTTCTTTTTATGTTCAGTAGGCTTAGGCTGCGGTTTGGGTTGTTTCCTTACTTGTCGCCCTGCTGAATAAACGCGTGTGTTTTTTACTCGCTTCACTTGGCCCGTTGTACCATCTACAACAGTACCAGACGTTTCAGTTTTTGGATAAGTTCCGCCAATGCGTTCTGTTTCTGAAACCGCTTCGTCACGTGTGTAAACGTGGTTTACCACATCACCATCTTTATTAAACACAGGGTATTTGGGGGTTGAACCCTTGCCACCGCCTTTGCCACCACTACCTTTTCCGCTACCAGCCTTATTGGCTCTTATTACGGCTGCTGTTGCGGTGGTAGTTGCAGCATTGCCACGTTTTTGGTTCAATTCAATTTGCGACTTTTGCACGGCTGGCTTACCCTCCTCCGTCACCTTGCGAGCTTCATTCAATCCTTGCTGAGTTTCTTGCGTTTTAACATAAGCATTAGCCTTAGTTCTGTCGTTCTCGTTCTGTGCATTGCGTCTGTTAATGAGAGATTGTAAGTTCTTGTCCTTTTGGGCTAAGTCCATGAGTGCCTTACGTGCCGTATAATCACGATTGTTGAGGTTGAGCATGGCCTTGTCATAGACATCTTTTGCCTTTGCTCTGCGTGCCAAATAATCGTCATATCGTTTTGTGTAAGCATCGCTTAAAGGTGTGGCCGTTTTAACGTTTGGGGTGGGGGCATAACCCTTAGCTGCCCCAATCCGTGCAAGGGCCGAAATGCCATCACCTATCGAAGCAATGAGGTTGTTGCGATACTGCCGTTTGCGCTCCTTTCGTTCCTCCTCTTCATTGTACGATGCGTTCAGCCTATCGCGCTCCTTTTGCAGCGTGTCAAGGTAGTCAAGCAACCCACCTGCATACTGCTGCGTGGTGGCAGGAGTGGGCGCGTTTGTGTCGGTGGGTAAACTATCAGTCGTTGGTTGAACAATGGGTTCGCTCGCTGATTGCTCCACCTTGTTTTTATCTTTTTCGTCAGTGTCGGTCATAATGTAGTTCCGTTAATTCGCTTCAAGTATTCATTTGATTGCTGATTGGCAAGTACTTCTGATAAATCTTTCGTCCTTTGCCACGTCTGCATTTCTGCTGGTGTAATTGATGGATCATTCACCTTTGCTTGCTTTTGTGGCTTACTATCAATCGCATTTGCCATTGTGCCTATGGCCGAAATGGCTTGTGCGCCAGTGTCGGCAATGTTCTGTGCGCGTTCCGACTCCATGTTGCCCAATTCATTGTTAATGGCGCGGTTCTGATTACGATAACTCTCTTCCACTTGTTCCTTGCGAGCTTCGCCTTGCGCTGCAATGGCACTGGCAGTGTCGCTCATGGCCTTAGCATTAGCCTCTTTGGTGGCAGCAACACTCTCTTCAGTTCCACCCACCACGGCTTGCGTTCCTGCTGCTTCGCGGTTGCGATTGCGAATGGCTTCTTGCGTTTGCCGTAACAAACGTTGTGCATCAGCGCGTTGCGTTGCGTCCTCATTGTAACGTCTGCTGTACCATGCTTCGTTTTCAGCCTTTTCACGTGCCAACTGCTTTTTCTTTTTACGTGCAGCTTGTGCCGATTTTATGCCACTAAAAATAGAACTGCCTATTGCAGTAGCAGCACCAATAATTGCTCCAATCATAAATTCTGTATTTTAAGTTATATTTTGAGCGAATGTACAATGCGCGTTTCATAGGTGTTTTTTATTTCCAACTTTATCTACTAAAATCTATTAGTAGACAACTTAAAACGCTGCCGATAACAAAGAAAAATGCTAACGATAACAAAAAAAAATTGTTACCGTTAGCATTTTCATTTGCTCCTATTACAAAAAATCAACAAGCGTGTATTGCTCTGCGTTAAACTCTGGGTGGTTGTGGTAAATCTTTTTCCATAACCAGGGTAAGGGTAAGTAAGTGTGCCACGAATGGCCATCAAGTGGGAGGAAGCCTTGCACGCATGGCACCTCGTTAAACGTGTGATAAATTGTCCACTTTGGGTGCTTATAGGCTATGTAAGTAGGAGTAATGAAATAGTAATCTCCGAGCGTGTGGTCTTCAACAAAACGTTTCAAGACTTCGCACAAATAAGGCTCACCACGTTCAAGGGTGAATGAAATGTAGGCTTCATCGTCACAACTCCCCAAAGCCCTTATAGTCCTTAAAATATCAAGCAATGATTTTTCGCTCGTCCACAATCCGTGAGCGCATCGCCACACACCTTTTTTATCCAATACAACGCGCAAATCAAAGTATCGGCAACCCATTTTATATTGTGCTTCAATACTGCGTGATTGACATCTGGCAAATGGAGTGGCCAAACATGAGAGCAACCCTTTACCCTTTTCGCCAGTGGCACTATTATGCGTCCCTATTTTATATTTTCTTTCTTCCATTTTCTTTCTTATTGTTTACTCATTTTACGTAATAACCTTAAAGCTTCATCAAGAGCTTCGCCATATTCTTTAGCGGTCACTTGAGGCTTATCAATTGCTCCTCTTCGCCATTTTTGGTGTAGTCGCAAAATGTGTATTACTTGTTTAATTGTCATAACTCTTCAATGTTGATGGTTATTTTTGCTTTGATACTTTCAGTATCATTAAAAAAACCTCTAAGTGTGCGTATACGGTACGCGGATAGGCTAATGAACCATCACATCGTCTACGCATATAACTTCTAAGTATCTTCTCTCTGTCCATTACGATAAAAGTTTATTTCTTCGTCTGTTAGTTTATGGTCGGTTTGCGCATACACGATATGTGCAGCTTTATCAGTTTCGTTCATTTGTAAAAATTTTATCACGTTAGTTGGGCTAAGGAAATATATTTGTTCTGTTACATCTTCAAGAACGTCAGCAACCTTACCTTGAAGTGGGAAAGGCTTCGGGAAATGATAGGTTTGTAATCCTAAATCCCTACGAACTGAAAGCATGAACACACGTTCTCTGTTTTGTGGAACACCATAGTCTTTAGCGTTTAGCACTGCCCAATAATTATCATACCCCAAATCATTGCATACTTGTCGCCATTGGTTGAAATGTGGAGCGTTAACCTTGTTGCATAGTGCTTTTACGTTCTCTTGTAGTAAGAATTTAGGTCTAAGTGCGCGGATAGCATTCTCTGTATACCATAGGATAGATGAACGTGTTCCGCTACCTTTAGCAATGCCCTCTCTTCGTCCTGCTTGGGAAATAGACGTGCAAGGTGTCGAGTAAGTTAACATATCAATTTCTTCTTTGCATTCAACGCTATCCCAATCAATTTTAGTCATATCACCAAGGTTGCGTTCTGACCACTGAGGAAACAATGTGTTATGTGCTATTACGGAAGGTTGTTCGTTTTGTGGCTTGTTGCTGTCAGGGTCGAACTCCGACCAAAATACAAGGTCTACACTCTTGTTTAACTTGTGAGCAAGTCTTTGCATGGCCATTACTTGACTATCATAACCAGAGCAAAGTGTAACCATTCTAATGGTCTGTGGTGGTGAAACTTGAAAGTTTGTTTCATCAAATAGTGAAGGCTCTGACTTACTACCACAATAGATATTCTTGAATATGTGATAAAGACAACTTACCACAATAGAGTTCCCTGCCATTTTGTAAAGAGCGGAACGTGTAAGTTTGGGACAAGAAGTTAGCGTGTCAATATCTTTTGCGCTTACGTCCATTAACCGCAAGCATTCTCGTTCAGTAAGTTTGCGAATGTCGAAGTAACGAACGGGGTGCTGCTTGCCGTTTAACTCTGCGTGTCCGTTAGGATATATCTTAGCTATCATGTTCTTTTAAAATTCATATTCTATGAGTATTCCCTACGCTCGCAATCCATTACGTTCTCTTTGTAGTAAGTTGGCAACTCCCATTTTGTAGTAGTTTGCTTTCAAGGTGTGGATAATATTACCACCCACAGAATATATACCGAAAGTGTAAGTTTGCTTTTTGGATTTAAATTTCATATTCTATCAATACGTAAGGAGTTGTATTAGACATTGTTCTCGCATTGTAACTGCCTTTTCCACAATGGGAGGTAAGTGTGTTGCACACTTGTTTTAAGTGGTAACGTATTACTCTCCCCGATGGATCATGGCTTCTCGTCCAACCTATGAATTGGTAAGTGTTCCTTCTATCGCTGCCTGATAGTTTCTCTGCCTCCACATATCCACAAATAAAACCCTTAAGGCAGGCCTTTGCCATCAGTGGCGTGCAAGTGCGCTGCTCGCCACACTCGTCACAGCGTATTCGGTCTGCAGCCTCACGCGCCCTTTGTTGCGGTGTTCTTTGCATCAGCTAAATTCTTATAATGTTCGATAATGTGCCCAAATTCTCTGTAAGCCTCGCTGCGGCCCTTGTAGAAGCCATGTTCTTTGCCAGCAATGTAAGCCATGTACGCACCATAAACGAACCACACAGCAGTAGAAATTATCGTTATCATGCCTTTCCCTCCTCTTCTTTGTCCTTACCAAAAAGCTTGTATGTGCGCTTCATTTCAGCATCGAGGTAGGCTTTCTCCTCCTCCTTGTTCATAAGACCTCGCACATACTTCATATCTCTGTCGAACATCTTTATTCGGTCAGGCACAGAGGCCACTCCCTTGTATTTATCTAAGCCGCACAGAGCGCGCTCGCACAATTCAGCAAGTGCCGAATAGCACTGCTCAAAATCCGTATGGTCAGAGTTTTGTATGGCATTGTCCAATATTTCATACCATTCTTTTAATCCCTCAACAAAAAGTTTCGTCATGATTTTAATTGTTTTTCTTGTTAATAACTATTTCTACTTCTATCATTTCGTTTGGCTGTGGCTTAACATCAGCAAGTAACTCCTTACCGATATAAGCACTTCCAAGACTGCTGTAGAAAAACACGCTTCCATCGCTCGTTTGGTAGCATTTAGGTTTGCTGAAGTATAGTGCGCTGCTTCCGTCAAAGTCAGTAGCGAGGTAGGCTTTAACACGTTTTTCGCTCATTTCCTATATTGTTTTCTGTTTAATCATTATCGGGCAGTCGCGCCCGTTCGGCCTTGTGTAATAGCAAGCCTTGTAGATGTTGCTTTTATCATGCTCAGTATGCGACAGGGCAAAGCGCAAACAAAGCTTGCGCTCCTTGCAGCCTTGCCCGTCACATGATTTAATTTTGCTCATTTTCGTCAAGCTCTTTAATCAACTGCTCGTAGCTCTTGGTGGTTCCTATCAAGCGTTCGGTAATTTTGGAGAGTGGTAGTTTGAAGTCCCACAGAATGTCTCCACTACAACAATTACTACTATCATAGAATGTTACTTGTTGCTTGTTATCAGCACAAACTCTTACTTTCCAATGGTCATAAATTGATTCTCTCACCAAACAAGGTTGCCACTTTTGTGGGATAAAGTTTGAATAGTCGCGGTTGTAAGTAGGGACTTCGATTAGGAGGTCATAGTCTGTTTCTTCATTAAGAAGAATCATACCATCATCTCTAACCGAGAACACACCTTCACTTCCGTCTTTATTCGTCACAAGCGCAACTATGTTTTTGGGCGGGTCAAAAATATCTTCATTTTCCTTTCTGTCAAAGCAAATAATTCTTGCTTGGCGTCCGTCTCGCGTAACGATGTGCCCTTTAACCTCCACGTTCGTTATTTTCTTTGCAAGTTCAAGGTTGAAGGGTACTCTCTTAAATGTTGTTCGTGTCATTCTTCTGGTTTTTTTGTTGTTCCAAGTAAGTGTTCGTTACCCTCATAGGGAATACACTGCCTCCACCATGAGCTAATGCAAACAAAAACGCCCTCCTTATCACCTAAGTGACAAAAAAAGTCACACCCCCATTTTCTATCATCTCTATCTCGCACAAGAACTTTATCGAACGGCTTGAACTGATGTTTCGGTTGTGTGTCAGTTACTTGGTTAGTCACTCCAAACTTGCTCCAATCGCGTTGTGTCTTGGATGGGAAAAGTGTAAGCTCAGCATCTGTTATATTACTTTTACCATCTTTTGTAAAACTAACTACTTTTCCACTACTTATGACATAACAATATATAGGATATGTAGAAGGCGTTGTAATCGGAGCACCCGCTAAGCTTAATTCACCATGTATTGGACTATATAGTTTTGTTCCATTTGGGCAATTTTTCAATATTTCTGCAATATTCATTGTTTCTTGTTTTTATTGTAAGACCATTCATTCATTTGCTTCAATCCAGTCCATTAGCCAAAGCTTTTGCTTTTCGGTAGCTGGATAGCAACTTGTTATGAATCCGTAATGATAAGTGTACGGTTCATATTGCAGTCGTCCACGAGCATTGTCAGCATAGGCTTCATAATAAACTTCTCCTTCTGTACCAATGTGATGAATTAAGACGAGAGAGTCGTCTGACGCATGAACAATGTCTCCACGATTTACCATGTTGGCTTCAAGCTTAAAACGGAACTGCCTACGAAGAAAAGCATTTTGCTTAATATATGCCTCCATTTCTTCTTTAGTGTGCTCGCCTTCCCACAGAAAATCAGTGTGACAACCACCGCGTGCATCATCAACCGAGTAAGGAACTGCATACACAGACCACTCAGAACCGAATAATTTTGCTTGGCTATAAGTGCCATATTTTCTTATCCAAATAAGCATAGCATCATCGAAACGCGCCCATCGTCACTTTTTACATCAGGCAAATCTGAATTGATAGGAAAAGCATAATGCCCAGCACAACCATTCGTCCCGAAATAGAACATTCGTTGTTTCATATTGTTTTTAGTTATGTTACGCTTTTACTTTAATTCCGTAGTACTGGAAGAACAAATCTTCAAACTGATTGGCTGCGTAGAGTGCAGCTTCTTTGTTGTTAAAGCATAAGGGGAAACCAGAATCCGTATACAAAGCCCCATTACGAAAATACGCAGTCGTATCACGAAAATCCGCAAACGCACCGCTGACACCCGCATACTCCGCAATATTCGCAGCAGCACAGGAGAGGAGTTGTCTAATACCATTTCTCTGCTTCTCCTCCTCACTCATGCGCTCCATTTCTTTCTTTGAATAGAACTCCCAGTAAGGGTAATAGCTCCAGCCATACTTATCACGCCACTTGCCATTGTTCATAGCCTTTTGAATGATAAGCAGCCTGTAGAAAGCATTTGCTTGCAATAATGCTTCTACATCGCCTAACGAATCTGCTTGCAGAGATTCTGCACTAATTCCTAAACGCATGCAAGCATCTGCAAAGGTTTTGATTTCGTGAAAGTCAAATACTTTGTTATCCATTGTTGTTCGTTTTTTTAATTATTGTAAAACCTCTTTCTTCTAATTCTTCTATGAGGTAAGAATCATCAAGATTGCTGATAAATCTCTGTTGTTGCTCTTCAGTGCATTCTTCAAATATATTTTCAAGCACTTTTGATTGTTGGTATTCTGAAACAGACTGAATAATGTCGGTATCTTCAATATATGATGTGATTTCTACTTCCATTTTGTTAGTTTATTTGTTAAACTCGTCAGCAAGGATGCTCTCCACGTATTTAACCACGCGTTCGTATTCTCTTCCGCTTTCTTCGCTATCAGCATAAGCTTTCTTTATTAGCTCTTCACCATTGCCATAAAAGCAGCCTACCTTCCACATCTTATTACTACGTGTCCACGTGAAATATCGTCCACTGCTCCACCAATTTTTGAATACAATGTAATCGCTATTTTTATAGACCTTAGCATCTCCACGGACCTCAGCTTTGCCAAAGACCTTAGCATTGTCATAGACCTTAGCATTGCCATAGACAAAAGCATCTCCACGGACCTCAGCATTGTCATAGACCTTAGCATTGTCATAGACCTTAGC